GATGACAGAACAAGGCAAGCGGTATTGGATGCGTTTAGCAAGCAGATGTTTTGTGAAACAGGAAAGGCACAAGAGAAATGAGAAAGGTGAGCATACGAACAGTTGAAAATACTATTGGGCTGGCACGCAGTGTTGCTGATGGAACAACCAAATTTCCTTTTGTTGGCTACTGCGCAGACCTAATGGAAAAAATGCTTGAAGAAATTAAAGAACTGAGAAAGGCACAAAAGAAATGACAACTTGGACAACTGAGGACAGACAGAACGCATCACCCCCACATATTGTAGATAGCGGTGCTAGTGTAAAAACGCTAGGAGACTACATAGAACAGGAAACTCGTGAAGAGATGTTGCGTCAACAGATGCAATTACTGCTTGAAGAAATAAACAATCTTCAAAAAGAAAATGTTAGACTAAAACGGGAAGTAGAAAATCTTATGGATGGGAGATGCTAATGAAAAGATATTTAGTAACACTGCTATTGCTGGTAAGTACAAATATATTAGCTCAGGGTGTCATAGCCCAAGGAAAGCTTAAGAACGCAACTGTTGCTTTAACAGATATACCCTGCGACATACCAAAAACTTACATAGTTTATGTTTATCAAGCAGATGGTAAAACTACAGCAGGTTGTTGGGCATCGGATGAATCAAGGGTTGTTGTGAGCTTACCCTACGAAAGCTTGCGAACGTATTCACATGGGTTTTTTAACCAAAGGGAGTTAAGATGAAAAAGGTATTAGTTATATCAGCAGTAAGTATATTAAGTGGATGTTCCATGTTTAATAGTGATCCTATAGCAAGGCTACCTAATACAGAAGTTCTTGTAGATAAGAGTACCTATGTTATGACCCGTAATGAAATGATTAACGCTATTATGGATTGCGAATCGGCTGGCACAAGACCTGTAGTTATTACTACAAGACGTAAGGTAAACGGTTTTTTATCTGAAGCACCCGTTGACGTTACTTGTATGCCAAAATATATAAAGTGAAACTCAGTTAAGGAATAGTTATGTTTACTTGGTCATTCTCCTCTCTCAAAGATTATATAAATTGCCCAAAGCAGTATCAAGAAGTCAAGGTCCTCAAGAACTATCAGAAGGAGATGACTCAACAGATTCTCTACGGAAACCAAGTCCACAAGGCATTGGAAAACTATATCAAAGACGGAGAACCGTTAGCAGAAAACTATCAGAGATTTGCTCCATTGATGGACAGCCTTAAAGAAATACCTGGGGAATTCCACCCTGAGCTTCGTATGGCACTTAATTTTGACAAGAAAGCCTGTAAATGGAGCGCAGAAGACTGTTGGGTAAGGGGTATAGTTGACTTCCTAGTAGTCGATGGCGAGGATGCCTTTATTGTTGATTACAAGACGGGTAGCAATAAATATGCGGACCCAAAGCAGTTAAAGCTCATGGCGCTGATGGTCTTTGAACATTTCCCCCAAGTCAATAACGTCAAGGCTGGACTGATGTTCGTCATGAATAATAGTTTTATTACAGAGGAATATAACCGTGAGACTAAGGATGAACTTTGGGATGCTTTTACCCCAGACCTTGCTCGTTTGACCTATTCGTACGAAAATGATACATGGCAAGCGAATCCTACGGGGCTATGTGGGTGGTGTCCAGTTAGGTCTTGCGAACATCACAAGGAGAGATAATGCCCTACGTTACTAAACCAAGACCTTACAAGAAGGAATACCAGCAACAAAAGGCTCGTGGAGAGCATGGCAATCGTATGGAACGCCAGCGAGCTAGACGGGGCGTAGACAAGAAGATGCCTGATGGCAACGGCAACGGCAAGGCAGATGCACGAGAGGGCAAAGATGTAGCCCACCGCAAGGCACTAGACAAGGGAGGCTCTAATAAACAGGGGGTCTACATTACTACGGTGGCTAAAAATCGGTCTTTTAAGCGGGACTCTAAGGGTAATTTGGTATCTGAAACCAGCAAAAAAGAGCGCAAAAAGTAAAGTTTTAGTGTAAAGTATTTGTTTACCGTAAGACATGAGTGGGTAACAAACAAGCTTGCCTTTGGTGATTCTCAGGCTTAAACCATGTCAGCTAGCCGTACCACTTTTTACCTCCCTGTTTGGGTGGTAATGGGCTAGACGACTAACCCCCGTAAGGGGTTTTAGTTAAAACTTAGTTAAGGAAAACATGAAAATAGTAGATAACACAGCAGTTCGCTTTACGCTCCCAACAGACCTTGTGCCAAGCGTAATAAACAACATAGAGAAAAGCGAACTTATAGAGACTAAAGGGAATCTCTCAGAAGTTTTGGTTTATTGGGGTGTAGAAGAACTAACCCTGCTTAATCGGCTAATTAAGTTTAACAAGCCACTACCCTCACCCATAACGGCTAACTACAACTGGCCTGGACTGTTTAAGCCTTTCGATCACCAAAGAGTTACTTCAGCGTTCCTGTCTATTAACATGCGCGCGTTTTGTTTTAACGAAGCAGGAACAGGAAAGACATCATCTGTTATTTGGGCTGCTGATTACTTGATGACTCAGAACCATGTCAAAAAAGTGTTAGTGATATGTCCGCTGTCAATTATGTATTCAGCATGGCAAGCGGATATTTTTAAAACTGCAATGCATAGACGAGTTGCTGTAGCGTACGGTAGCCCAGACAAGCGTAAAAAGATTCTTCAAGGAGACTATGAGTTCATCATCATAAACTACGACGGTGTCAGTATAGTTTTCAATGAGTTAGAAAAAATAGGGTTTGACCTAATAGTGATTGATGAAGCAAACGCTTATAAAAACGTTACGACTAAAAGATGGAAAGCATTAGCTAAATTGATGAAACCAACCACGAGGTTGTGGATGTTAACAGGGACACCCGCCTCACAATCACCAATAGATGCATTTGGTATAGCCAAACTCGTATCGCCACAGAATGTGCCACGCACAATGACAGTGTGGAAAGATAAAGTTATGCATCAACTATCACGGTTTAAGTGGATTCCAAAAAATGATGCAAAGCAAAAAGTATTTGATGCACTGCAACCAGCAATTCGTTTTACAAAAAATGAGTGTTTAGATTTGCCTGATGTGATGTATCAGACACGAGAAGTACCACTGTCACCACAGGCTACCAAGTTCTATAACGCTCTCAAGAAAGATATGCTTATACAAGCGGCAGGTGAACAAATCACTACAGTAAATGCTGCAACAAATTTAAATAAGCTATTGCAATTATCAGGAGGGGCAGTATATACTGATGAAAGGGAGGTAGTTGAGTTCGATATAGCACCACGCAAGAACGCTCTACTAGAAGTTATCGAAGAGACAGAACACAAGCTAATTATTTTTGTACCGTATCGACACACGATACAGTTAGTTTGTAAGTTCTTAACAGAGGAGGGAATCACAAACGAAGTTATCAATGGGGATGTACCTGCAAAAGAACGCAGTCTAATCATCAACAGATTTCAAGAAGCAGACAACCCAAGAATCCTTGTAATACAACCGCAAGCTGCGAGTCATGGAGTAACGCTTACAGCTGCTAATACTGTAGTGTTTTGGTCTCCTGTTACTAGTGTTGAAACGTACTTACAATGTATTGCTCGCATTGACAGGGTAGGTCAAAAGAACAAGATGACAGTAGTGCATTTGCAAGGTTCTCCAGTTGAAAGAAGGATGTACGAAGTGTTGCAAAATAAAGTAGATATGCATGAAAAATTAGTTGATTTATATAAGTCAGAACTCGGTTTAGGAGAAAACAAATGAACACCGATCAGTTAGTAGAAACATTTATTACGTTAAGGAATGAGCGTGACCGTTTGCGTAATGAGTGGGAAGCAAAAGATGCTGTAGTAAAAGAAGAGATGGCTAGGCTAGAACAAGCTCTGTTATCTATCTGCAATGAAACAAATGCGACAAGTATCAAGACAGACAAAGGTACTGTGATTCGCAAATTAACCGAACGTTACTTCTGCACGGATTGGGAACACTTTAGAGACTATGTGCTTGAACACCAAGCCTTAGAACTTCTAGAGCGCCGTATCCATCAGGGTAATTTCAAAGAATTCATCACTGAGAGACAAGACGAAGGTCTACCTCCTGGTGTGAATGTTATGCGTGAGTTTGGTGTTACCGTGCGTAAACCAACAAGCGTTTCCTAATAGTCTATTTAGTGGAGTTAAATTATGAGTAACGAATTATCAGTTTTATTAAAAAGCAACCCAGCCCTAGTTACAACAGGATTGGATGAGGATACATTAGCCGTTGCAGGTGGTAGTGTAGCTACTACTAGCGGTAACAAACGTATCTCAATCGCTGGCGGTGTATTCCGTAAGATGGCTAACGGCAAAGAGATTGGTGCTATTGAAGACCGTCATATGAACATTATTTTTGTGAAGATGGCGCATGACCCAAGCCGTACTTTCTATGCAGAAGCATACAAAGAGGGAGAGAAAGTTTCTCCTACCTGCTGGTCGTCTGACTCTAAGAAGCCCGATGCGGATGTTAAAAGCCCAGTAGCTACTACTTGTGACCAATGCCCTAACAGTGCAAAAGGTTCAGGTACAGGCGGTACAGGTACTGCGTGTCGTTTGTCTTGGAGAACTGCGGTTGTTCTTCCTAACGATCCAAAGGGTGACATCATGCAGTTAGTAATCCCAGCTACGTCAGCTTTCGGTAAAGAAGACGGTGGTCGTTGGCCCTTCAAGGCTTATATCAATATGCTCGCTCAAAACAATGTTAGCGCAGGGCGTGTTGTAACTAAGATGCAGTTTGATACAAAGACTAAGTATGCCAAAGTCTTGTTCTCACCATCAGCTGCCGTTGCTGAAGAAGACTACGAAACGGTTAAAGCACAAGGCAAGAGTGCGACTGCAGAGAATGCAGTGAAGTTAACTGTATATCAGCAAGATGGCGGTGCAGATGAAGTTGCTGCTCCAGAAGCTGCTGAGCCAGTAAAGCGTGAGAGTGCGCCTAAAGCAGTTAAAGCTGAAGGCAACGATGTTACTGACATCGTCAAGAAGTGGTCTAAGAAAGCGTAGGACAAGGTATGCCACGAAGCTATAGTAATAAGTTTTTATTAACTTTAAGTAAGCCTGATGCAATTATGACTGGACAGGCGTTAGCGAAGCTATGTGTTGAAGCTAACTTACCTGCTAGTTATGTTTGCAAAGTATTTAACATATCACGGATGGCTCTACATACTTGGTTTCGTGGCGGTCCTATACGACCAAAGCGTATACAACTAGTTGATGCTTTTATGAGTCTAGTAGAGAAAGATATAAAGTCTGGTTTGTTACCAGCTAGAAATTTAGTAGAAGCAAAAAACTATATTGAGGACATGCTTAAAGAAGATTAAAACAACGGGGCGCATGATTGCTGAAAGGATGAAATAACAAACTACCTAGTCCACCCCACCCATTAACCAAGCCGAGGAAACTCGGCTTTTTAGACTGTGCCATATATGTTAAAACAATTTTATGAGAAAGCATTGGCTACGCAGGGCGTTTATTGCGCTACTGGGATAGAGCAAGGTGAGGCTGGCAAGGGCAAAGTTACAAATAAGTTTGCCGAGAGTATTGATGATTTATTAAAACAAGTTGAAGTATTTAAAAAGAAAGGTTGGAATACCTATGTTGCGTTGGGTACGTTCGAGGGTTATAGCCGTAAGAAGGATGATTGCGTATACTTTCGTTCGTTCTTTATTGATCTGGATGTTGGTGAAGATAAGGCTGAGAGTGGTAAGGGTTATGCTACTAAGGAAGACGCGCTTAAAGCGCTGGATAAATTTCTAGCAGAAAGCGAACTACCCCCACCTGTGCGCATTGACTCAGGCACGGGCATACATGCATATTGGTTGCTAAACGAAGAGGTCAAGATTAATGACTACATGCCCTATGCGCTTAAGTTCAAGGATTATGTACTAGAGAGACTGCTTGCAGACCCAGCGGTAATGGCAGAGGCGGCACGAATCATGCGTGTGCCTGACTCCCTGAACTATAAAACTGACCCACCATCACAAGCTAAGTTCATAGATACTGAGTTTCATCAGTATGATTTCGAGTCTTTCAAGGATTTTCTAGGACACATAGAAGCCCCAAGCAACAATGTATTAAGTCTTATACCAAAGGGTCTGGACGAAGAAACTAAGAAGATGCGTAAGCTAGACAACTTTGTCAATAGCTTCCCTAGAATCCTAGAACTAACTGCCGAGGGAAAAGGATGTGCGCAGATTCAGTACGCATTTGAGAACGCTGAGCATTTAGAAGAACCCATATGGCATAGCGTTATGACCATCGCAGCGCACTGCGAAAACAAGGAGGAGATGGTACACCTAGTATCTAAAGACTATGTCGGTTATTCTCCTGATACAGTTAACAAAAAATTGGAGACCATACTAAGTGTCGAAAAAAGCGGTCCGCATACCTGCGCTACTTTTGATGCGCGCAACCCAGGCATCTGTGACGGATGCCCCAACCGTAAACTCGGAAACCCAATCAAGCTCGCCAGAGTCCTCAATACAGCCAGAACAGAAGGAGACGAGCCAGAACCAGAACATGACGAACCCACCTCAGAAAGCCCGTCAGATAAGGCGGACCCAGTTCGGAAGACTACGAATTCCAAAAAAGTTCCAGAGTTCCCAGAATACTTAGCACCATTTGTCCGTGGAATAAACGGGGGTATCTACTTCCAACCACCTGCTAAGTTTGACAAAGAAACCAAGAAATACCACGATGTAGATGCCGTGTTGCTATCGGAGCATGACTTCTATGCTTACCGCCGTATCTACAGTCCTAATGATGGTGAGTGCCTTATGTTGCGTTTGCACCTACCTAATGACGGCATCCGTGAGTTTATGATTTCTATGAAGACGGTATACGCTCCAGAAGATTGCAGGAAGATATTGACTGGCAACGGCGTATTCTTTAACCAAAACTACGCTAAACAAGTATCGGAGTATGTTATGAAATGGGGAAGATATTTCCAAAATTCTGGACCTGCTGAAATTATGCGCAACCAAATGGGGTGGCATGACGACAATCAGACATTCGTTATTGGTAGCCTTGAGGTTACAGAAGAGACAGGACCAGAAGGCAGAGATGCTCCTACTTCTCCTAATGCCGCTAACGTAACAAAAGCGTTGGTTAAGAAAGGTGACTTTGAGAAGTGGAAATGGGCAGCGCAACAATTAAGCGATCTCCCAGGGTTGGAGATGCATGCTTTCGGTGCTTTGACTGGATTCGGTGCGCCCTTGATGCAGTTTGCTTCTACCGATGGAGTGTCGCTTTCTTATGAGGGTGAGTCTGGTTCAGCCAAGACTGGTTCGTTGTATGCGGCGCTAAGCGTCTGGGGCAACCCTAAAAAGCTAAGTGTGTTTGAAACAACAGATAACGCGGCACATACTAGGATTATGACATCTAAGAATATCTTAGTTGGTATTGACGAAGCGGGTGATAAGGACCCTGCGGCAGTCGGTAAGTTTATTCATAGGATTGCTCAAGGAGAAGCCAAGATGCGGCTCTCAGGCACAAGTATGGCTGAGCGTTCTCAAGACATAACTTCTTCTACCATCGGCTTTTATACAACTAACCACGCCCTTATTGGTATTGTTAAGAAAAAGAAGTCCACCCCCTACGGTGAGACTGCTCGTATGGTGGAGTTGTTTGTACACAAGCCACAAATACTCAAAGACCACCCTGAGAAAGGTAAAGAAATATTTGACGAGTTTCGTAAAAACTATGGGCATGCTGGTCCGATATATGCCCACAAAATGATTCTATGGGGTGAAGACAGAATATTAAAACAGATGGACTTATGGGTAAAACGTTTTAAGAAAGACTTTGGTAATGACGCAGTTAACAGATACTACGAAGATTTAATCTCTGTATGCATGACAGGTGGCGAGATTGCCAAAGATGCGGGTCTAATTGACTATGACTTAGACAGGATATATGACGTCATGGTTAGCTTGATGCTTGCCAAGAAAGACGGTGGTAACGCAATTAATGACACCGACTTTGAAAGCGTGTTAGGAGAGTTTTTCTTAGACCACATAGGCGCTACGCTAGCAATTGTCAACGACAAGGTTATATCTACCCCCTCCCCCCATAGGAAACTAGCGGTGCGCGTTGACTTGGATGAGGGAATGTCCTATGTGTCTACAATGACCATGACCAAATGGCTAGCTGAGCATGGGTATAGCGAAGAGAATTTCTTGCATGTTATGAAGAAGAAAGGTGTTTTGGATAAGAAAGATAAAAAGCGTTTAGCGTCTGGTTGGAAGGGTGCGCCAGATAGCGTTAACGTCAACTGCTATTTCTTTAAATCTGTACCACTTATACCTGTATCTGATGAGCAACAATCTGTTCAGTGAGCCAATCTGGTTGTTTCCGTTTGACGGCATGGAGGTCGGGGATAGTTTCTTTATCCCCACTCTAAAGTCTGCCGAGGCTATTTACTCCGTAGTTGAAGCCTCTAAAAAACATAACCTAAGAGTCAAAGCTTTTGCCGCTATGAAAGACGGCATCATGGGTATTCGTGTGTGGCGAGTTGGTTAAGGCGTAATATCGTACGCTTCAAACACACCTATTAAATGCCTCTTGTACAAGTTCTCTTGAGCTTTAATCATATCAACTAATTCTTTACGATCTTTTGGGCTAAGGTCAGGCATCTTACGATACATGTTTGACTGTTCCCGTAGTTTATTTAAACCTGTCCCAACACTTTGGTTGTATATCTGTACGATGGTTTCGTCAAACGGATTAGCAGCTACATACTCGGCATAGCGGATTGGGTCGCTCTTGAACATATTTAACTTACGTTCTTTTTCTTTGATCTGGTTCTCGACCTTAGAGAACTCTCTAGCATCTACGTTAGACGGTGCGCCAAAGAAGCTATCAAGAATCATGGTGTCGGTCTTGGGATTAAACTGCTTCTGACCTGCTGCTGTCATACCGATACCGTAGCTGTTATGGATAATCCTAGATAGACCGTCCACATAATTGTTTGCAAAGAAATACATGGTGTTAGGGCTTACGTCTATGCCTCCATTTGTAATGTTTGCAAGCATTCTAGCGGCATCTTTGTATAGCTCAGGGATATTATCCCCGCCTGTATAGGCATCTCCTACACGGGATTGACGGTTGTTATAAATCTCTCTGCCTAATCCATCTAAGTTCATCGCATACTCAAAGAACGGTCTAGCAATCGAAGGGGTAATTGAATCCATTGCCCAAGCTGCTGGGTTCTCAAACATGTTAATTTTTGACGTAGGTAAAGGCAGGAAAGAGTCCATGCCAACATCTTTAATATTGTTAAAGACTTGCCCAAAAGAACTGTTGCCTACTAATAGCGAAGCGACCTGTGCCCCAGCTGCAGCAAAAGCACCCAGTCCAAAGCCCCAAGGAATCTGAACGATTACATCTGTACCTGGGATGGGGAACCGTGCAAACCTAGTCCATCTATCCATGTCATCTATAGCGGTTCTGTTTCTTCCTTCGTCATCATCGTCAGACATTAGTAGCGCCATGTAATAAACCATTACCCCAGTACCAGCAATTGCAGCTAACATGGCTTGGGCGGTGCGGCGTTGCTTGTAATGATTCTCAAAGAAAGTTTTCTTAGCCTCTGGGTCCAAGCGTACTGACTCTGGCAATCTTAGGAATTCAGTATTTGGGTCTACAAATATTGGCGCTAAAGCATCAATGGCTCTAACTGCTCCAGTTGCTGACGCACGGAAGAACACGAAGAATGCACCCAACGCTTTACCGTAATCACCTGTCTGTTCAAAGTTAGCTAGGTTCTTGACGTATGAAATAGCTTTTGTCTTAGCTGCTTCTGGACTCATTTTTTGGTTGTTAATGTAATCTGCTTTAGTCACCCTATAAGCGGCTACACGGCTTGCCAATTCAAAAGGCTCTGCCCAGAAGGTATCAATAACTGAATCAATCTGTTCCTTAGTGGAGGCTATTTTGGATCTTCCAAGCGTCTCTTGCATCCTTTGGAATTGGCTTTGCGCACCAATACCTGATACGTAAGATACTTTTCCACCACCCTTGACATACTCATACATGTCTTTGATGTAGTCATCAGTTTTGGCTAAACGTTCTATTTCTGCAAAATTCTTAGCGCCATACAACCGTGAGAACGTGAAGGCTTTGCCTAGACCGTTTTTAGCTACTTCTCCTATAACTCCCCCAAACTTGCTTACACCTAGTTCAGCACCAATAATTCCAGCGTTAGCCAAAGTATCAGCAACGAAGTTCTTAGGCGCAAAAGCAGGGTTGTAGCGAGTATGTCCTTGACCAATCCAGCTGGTGATTCTAGAGAATGTGTCCACTAAAGGATTGTTTTGTTGATAGGTACGGCGTATTGCTTCTCTTAGAGCCTTATCTTCAATTGACCATATCTCAATACTGCCGTCTGGTTTGTAGTGGAAGAAGTTGTTTTCGCCTTTTTGTTTTAGCTTTTCTAAAACTGCAGCATCATACCGTTGCGCAAAGCTTATAGTCTCTACAGGCTTGCCTTCAATCAAGCCTTGTTTAATTGCGTTTACTATAGCGTGTGTTGTACCAAACTGGGTAGGCTCGCCCTTACTATCTAGTAGAGGTTTACCATCAGCCCCATACATAGTGCCGCCACGCCCAGCACGTAAAGCGGACCGAACTCCGTCAGCCAAAGTCTGTAGCAAAGGATTATCAGGATCAGATAAACGACCTTCAAACGCAAAAGGTGCTTCTTGTAATTCTCTACCATTAACTTTGCCATGAGGTTCTAACTCGTCATCTATTTTGCTTTGTGTTTCTCCAGGCTTACCTTTAAACGGCACGTAATTGTCGTACCCGTAAAATGCAACTACGTTATTAACAGGTTGCGCCCAATAGTTAGCTCTTGTGTCTAGCTCTTTAGTTCCTTTTTGGAGTACTTTAATAGCTTTTTGTATAGGGTCAATTAACGCTTTATTTGGCTCATATAGTTCTGTTATAGCCATCTTAAATACTTTAGGGTCAATTCCGCTGACTACGTTATAGTAGGCTGATTGTTCGTCTTGAGGAAGATAAGAAAATCCTTCATCTGGGTTTGCGCCATATCCCTTAACACCTTCTTTTAATTTATTAGCAGGGTTTTCTACCAATGCGTCTAGTCTTGCTCTCAGTCGTTCAGCTTGTTCTTCATTGATCTGATTAGACCTGACCAAAGACATAATCTTCTTACGTTCCATAGCTGCTTCTAAAGGCAACGGAACATTTAATACATACTTAGCTCTACGGCGCTCTGGTTCGTGGAGTGAAACAAATACTTGTTGTAATTCTATAAGAGCGTCTTGATCTGACAAACCTCGTGCGTTAGCATATCTACCAATTGCATCATATAAATCTTTGGAAGCCGTAGCAAGGTAGAAGTTAAAAAAGTGTTCAGCTCTACCAGAAGAAGCGCTAATATCGCCAAATATATTGTTTTGGTTCTCGCCGTAATACATAATCTTTTTAGCTTTTTCTAGACGGTTCTCCCAGTTTTGTATAGCACGGCGACTATTTTGTAAAAGTTTTGCCACGAGTTGAAATGTGCCATATCGTTCATTTTCCCCAAGCGCTTTTTTAATTGACGCAGCGGGTGTATCAGCAACCTTAGGTATGCTTGTTGCCCACTCTTTTAGATTGGTAGTTCCTTCTTTGTATGTAGGTGGCTCAGGTTCTGGTCTAGCAGTAGCATCTGGTGCAAGGGCTGCCGTTGCTGGTGGTGGGTTTGTAGCCTCTAATCTACGCCCCTCAGTTAATATACTTTCTGCGGACACTAGGGCATAAGCTAGGGCTGTAAAGTCTTTACCTGGACCAATACCAAGTACATTTAAAACATCTTTAACAAATTCAACAAAAGCATTAATTACTAAGTTGCCACGCTCGTATGGGAGAGCATTTAACTGCTCTTGGAATTCAGGGTTAGACATAGCCTCAGAGACAAATTCTGCAAGGTTCTTCATGCCATATTTATCTTTTAAGTCTGGATAGGTCTCTTTTAAATGGTTGTATAACTTCTCAAGATTAGCAACACCTTGGTTAAACTTGACTCCATCTTTGTGCGCTTTGATGATAGCTAGGGTAAATCCGTGTAGTGTCTCGTGTAGCACAACATGTGAAGTCATTGCGTCTTCACTAATAGAAGCTATATCTGTAGCTGCATCATACTGCCCCAATTTACCATTAAGTTCGCTGGTTGGCACTACACGCAGGGTAGGTAGGGTGTCTGATTGTAGTAGGCGTTTAGCTACCATTCTATCTAGCTTAGTAAATTGCCCAGATGTATCTTGAACTATTTCTTGCAGCGCACCACGCAAGTCGCCATGCATTAGGTTGGACATAAGCCCAATCGTAGTACCGCCACGCAATCCCTCTATTGCTTCTAGATTAGCGGAACCATAAGAAGGAATAGCTCTAAGCTCAGCCATCCTTTCCTCTATCAGAGACAGTTTTTTAGGTACAGGAGGTTCAGTAGCGGCTTTCTCAGCTGCGGCTTTTTCTTCTTTGAGTATTTTGTTGTACTGTCTTGGCTTATAAATAACGCCTGGCGGAGGTTTTTCCTTCCGCTTGCTCATGGGTTTAGCTTCTTTAAACTCCAATAGCGACTTGTATTTTGCTACGGCGGTGTCCACCATAGCCTTTTCTTCTGGGGTTAAAGCATTATATCTATCAGCTGTTTTACCAGAAATTACATCTGTTGCCGCCTCTTTAACGTTTTTGACAGATTGTTTAGTTTTAGCAACTTCTTCAACAGTAGGTTTTGGCTTTGATTTTTGTGCTTCTCGTAAAGCAATAGCTTTAGGATATAAAGTTTCTTCAGTTACTTTAGGCTCGATAAACCGTCTTTCTGTCCCTGAGGTAAACGCAGATTCACCTTTAAATTCAGCCTTTGGCGGAGTTACTTCTGTTGCTACTTCTTTGTCTCCAGGCGGTATTACTAAAGTAGCTTGGTCTACTGGAGCTTCTTCTTTTTTAGTTGTAGTAGGAGTAACTGTTTTTTTGGTAGTAGGCGCAGTTCCTTGTCCTTGTAATTCTTTTTTAAATTGTTCAGCGCTTTTTTCTCTTTCACCCCATAAGGCAGAGTACCCGTCAGAATCTACAGCTTCTTTTAAGAAAGGTTTAATAAATTCAGAAGGATCTGCAACTTCTTTTGTGGAGCTACTAATATTCTTGGCTGCATTTTGAATTGCTTTTGCAAGTTTAGGCGGTACAAAATCTTGTAATTTATCAAACCCAAAAGTAGTGCTGTCTTTTTGTATATTGTCAATGTCTTCATGAAAAGACCCAGCAGGTCTAAAACCCATCATTTTGTCTGGTTTGTTTAAATATACAGAGGTTCTACCTTTATTAAATTTAACGGCAATGTCCCCACCGTTGTCTAGTTCAAAAGTAACTCTATTGCCATCAATGTATGTTTTAGTAATACCTTGTTCTTTAGCAATACCCGACTTGTGTTGTATAGCTGTTGTTGGTCCCGCAGATTCAACTAATTCTTTATCATCGTTGTAATTCCATACATCTTTTTCTTTGTCGTGGATTACTTTTGTTGAAGTTAATGTACCTTGCTGTTTTGCATCTCCAACAGCAGCCTGCTCTGCAGCACTTCCAGCGTCAACCACTCCAGATCGCTCAGATGCTGCAATTTCTTCGGGGGTTCCACTTGGTTTGGGTCCGCCAGATACTTCAGCGCTAACTCCACCTCCTGTAACGTCAGTTCTGTCAGTAACATTTTTATCTCCTTCAGCTAATTTAGCTTCAAGTGTTTCTATCTCTGTCTTCTGCCTAGCAATCTTTGCATTTGCAGCACTAACTGCTGGGGCGTTTTTATATTGCCCTGTAGCTAGTTTATTCTGAATTCTGTCGTTATCTGCTTTTAGCGATGCAATTTTTTCTGAAGCAGTAGGCATATCAAAAGTATCTGAATCAAGGTCTACTTTCTTGGCTTCTTCTTTTTTAACTTCTTCTTTTGCCTCAGGATTTAAAAACTTCTCTATGTCATCGTTTGAAAGCGCACCTTGTTTAGCAGGCTCTGCGCCAGGCATTGCAGGGGTAACGGCTTCAGGGGTTTCAGGTATAGAAGGCGTAGGTGGTTCTTCTTTTCTACCAAACGGTATGTTTGCCACACCACTAACTGCGCCACCACCAATACCACCCTTGAGTCCAGCATTGATAAACCGCTCAAAATTCTTCTCAGTAAAGAAGTTCTTATTCTCGTCAACAAACTTTTCAGCTGCAGCTGACGACATCTCTTGGACTGCTTCCGTTGCGCCTTCTGTAGCAAACCCAGTTAATACCCCTTTGCCTGCCCGCTTGTACCATGCGCCAATAAGTTCTTTCTCGGTAAGACCAACACCTTTGGCTTTGCGTAGTAAGGTTATAGGCGTAATGGCATCTAGTACAGAGTTAAAGCCGCCAAATAGAAGGGCAGCGCCAAGGTCTTCCTTGCCTGTTTCTTCAGCAATATTCTGATAAACCTCAGGTACGTTCTGCATAGCCGAACCGCCTATTGCACCAGCAGCTTGATACTTGAGCACCGCTCTCTGTGCTGCAGCCTGGCCCGCTTTAATAGCGTCTGCCGTGGCTAAATTAACTAATTCCTGTTGGGAAAGCTTAGACCCACTGTACGTGAGCAGGCTCTTCTTAGCGGTCTCTAACGAAGCTTTTTCAGCCGCCTCTCTAGCTGCAATGGCTGCACCACGCCCAGCAATACCCGCTGCGCCACCCGTTAATACAGAAGGAATCATTGAAGGAAGTAACTCGCCAACCGACTCAACTACGTATGTTAGTAAGTCGCCCCCGCCCTTGATGTCTTTATAACTAGATACGGCTGAGGGATAGCGCTGTTGTATATACTCTTGGGCTTCCTGAGCCTCACGCATCTGGCGGTCAGCATATTCTTTTGCGCCAGGTACATTTAGACGCTCTGCTACACGCCCAGCCATTGCTGGTGCTACGTCTGCCACAAGCGACTGGAGACCCAACGCGCCACGTTTAACGGCGGGAATAAAAGAACTGAAACCAGTTGCTGGCTCTACAGGGGGTAGTTCAAGTTTTTCTGGTGCAGCTGGGCTAAATCCGCCTTGTTCAGCACGTATCCAGTCGGCTAGTTGTTTAGCAGACGCAACATCACCAGCAGCATCCGCTTTTTCTAGGGCGCTATATAGCTGTTGTAAATCAGCCATAGTTATGAATACTTGTTAAGAGCCGCAGTTTGTGTTTGAGTTGGTGTATATCCCGCACCGCCACCACCAGATGCCATTCTATTTCTAATACCCGCCTCAAGATTTGTTCGCCAAGCTCTTAGTCTTTGAAGCTCAGGCAGTTTATCTTTATCTAATTTGCCTTGACTAAATTGCATTTCGTAAATATCAAGCATTTGTTGTTGGCGTAGATTATTAGGGTTTCTAAGCGCTTCAGCTAATCTAGTTTCTGTGGATTTGATTCGAGCGTCATTTAATTGGGTTTCTCTAAATGCTTTGGTATCAGATATTTGTGCATCTTTTAGTTTTGAAATCAATTGATTTTTATACAGGCTACCCATTCCAGTGGCAATGCCAGCTTCTTCTGCGGCACGAAGTTTTTTAGACTCAGCCATAGACTGCGCTCCTGCATCAACCCCACTACCAAGTCCTACCATAGTATAAGGAGATGTATTCATCATCATTTTAGCGCCAGCAGCTAAACCAGCTCGCCACTTATCCATCTTCCTATCTTCTGCTAAAGCTGCTCTTCGTGCCTTCATGTCAGCACGTATTTCGTTAAACAGCTCTTGCTCTGGAGTTAGTTCTTCTTTTTTAGCAGCGACTAAGTTTTGAACCCCCTCTCCGCTAGTATCTATTTTTTTGTCGTAATCTTTTCTTTTTTGCAGTGCAGTAATATTTGGGTCTACAAAAGTTTCCCCAGAAGGTTTAGCAGAACGTGGTCCTCTACGTGCTGCTTCTGCGGCAGCTAAGTCAGCTTCAGCTTTGTTACGTTCTGCGCTAGTAGTCTTTTGGAAGAATCCAGGTTGCTCACGAGTAACCCGCTCAAATTCTTGTTGTCTAGCTAATCTATCTTGATACTCTTTAAGGCGATCACCGCCCCCGAATAGCCTATCAAATACAGAACTTGGCTCTTCCGTTTCTACTACGCTACCTTCTGGTCCTGCATAGCCTTTAACCTCGCCACCTTCGGCAAGGCTTACGCCACGGATATACCCTTGGGTTTCTTTTGGTAGCCTGCGTGGGTCAGCGCCAGAAGCCAGCCATTTATCAGTAGCTCCAGGTCCCATGTTGTAGGCAATCATAGCCAGTTTAGAGTCACCGTAGCGGTTATACATAGCCTCTGCATACTCATCACCTACGCGCCGTAGCTCGTCAGGACTGCCGTCTCTAGCTGGTCTAATACCAAAACCTGGGTCTCTTGCGGTGTAGGGCATAACCTGCATTTCGCCTTCAGCCCCTTTAGAAGAGGTAAGCAATTTGCCAGACTTATCATAGCGTCGTCCACCACTTTCTTTAGCCATAATCTGTGCTCGTAGACGGTCTACCATATCGCCTGAGCGCTCTTCTCTATCTTCATACCCACTAGCAATACCAACGCTTGGAGTAGCCCGACCTGAACTAGATCGCATCTTTTGCAACAAACCGAAGATTAGAGCATCAGTCTCGTCGTCGTCATCGTCTTCTTCAACGTAGCTACCATCTTCGCCACTAAACGAAATAATTCCGCCACCAGCCATCTGCATAGGGGGCACGGGGTTCTGGGCAATACCTACCTCTTCTGGTAACTGAGGCATAGGTGCTTCAGCCATCATTTGTGGCTGCATTTGTGGCTCTGGAGCTGGGTTCTCAGCCTGAGCAATCTGCATCATCTTCTGTTCTATGACGCTTGGCATGGGTTGTTCGCTGACCTGTGCTAATGCTTTGCGTTGCGCCGCCTCTTCAATTTGCTGCCCTTTTTTACCAATAATTAAAGTAACTTCTTCAGGCGTAAGTTCTTTTCTTTGCCCCATCTGAATAATCAAAGTTTGTGGCAAATTAGCTAACAGATCTAGATTTTTACTGTCGTGTACTGTTTCTTTAAGGGCTTGGGATAAACTCATAATTGCCTCTTATTTAAACATGTTATATAAAGACAGACCTGACAATCCCATACCAGCTAGTTGACTAGCAAAACTAGGCGGGGGAGTTGTAGTAGAGGAAGATTCACCCGTTTTAGCAATTGGCACACCACGGAGGATGTCAGCCATACTACCAAGTTGTTCTTGATCAAAGCCAATTCTTTTAAGAAAGTCTTGATATCTAGCGTCAATATTTTGTTGCTGAATACCTCTTTCTAAGTCGCCGTAAGCTCCTAGAGTTTTAAGACGGTCAATATCCGCACCTTGCTGAGATATACCTGATTTAGTTAATACATCCCCTAACTGTCCATACTGCTGGGCTTGAGCTAACTGAGCTTTTTGCGCTGCATCAAATGCACCCTGCATGCCTTGAGCTTGAATTTGACCAAGTTTAGTTTGTAGATTTCGGTCTGCTTCAGACATCATTAGGGCGTTTCTAGCCCCACCATATGTTCCTTGACGGGCAGCTGCCATATTTTGACCTACTAATCCTTTTTGGGCCTCTCGCATAGCTTCTGCTTTATTAACATCAAGCACGTTTTGCATATAAGGAGACATGTACATCTGAGTCATTTCAGGGCTTAACATAGACCCTAAAGCCCCTAGACCTAGTTGCGCTGAACCATACCCAGTTTGGAACTGCTTTGGAGTGGTCATACCTTTAAGTTCTTGACCGACTTGTACCTGATTTGGTTGCAAACTAGCAACACGGCCCGATCCTGCTAAACCACTATTTATAAAATCAGTTCCATAACCAGTTGCATAGTTTTTAGAAAATATTTCTTGGGCTTTAGGTAATAAACCAGGAGAATAACCAGGTTGACCCGCAGTGCCCGTACCTGTAAAGAACGGCATTAACTCGGTTGGGATCGACTGTTGTCCTGTGACTGTAGTTGTTGTAGTTGCCATAATTTATCCTTTACGCAGCCATTAATTTGCGTGAGTTAATTTGTTTACCTTGCTTTTTAGTACCTACTCTAGCTTGGCGCACTCTATCCATCATGCTATATAACTGTTTTGCACCAGCCTTGGAAGAACCGTTACCAAGGTGCGACACTACATCAGCAGGGATTACAAATTCCCCATCTGCTAGTCTAGCTTCTTGTTTTCCTTCGATATTTGCTCTAATAGAGTCGCTCATGCCATCGCCACCACCTGATAAAAACCGTGGGGGCATACCACCAGCCGCCATTTTTACAATACCATATTGACCTTCTAGTGGGAAAGCCCCTCCACTACCACCGCCCCCGCCCCCGCCGCCGCCACCATAAAATGAGCTAGGACCCGCAAAACTACCTACACCTGTATTTGGGTTTTGATTAGCACTAGGATAGCTTTGTTGTGCAGGTGGCTTAAACATATCCATTAAATCATTGCCTGATAGACCTATTGCTTGTTGTGCAGGTGGGTTAAACATACTCATTAAACCATTGCCTGATAAACCTATTGCTTGTTGTGTACTAGGAAAGCTTTGTGTGGCTTTACCAAACGTATCACCCATATCATATGGATGACTACTTTCGTAAGGACTTTGCGCAAAAGAAGACTGAGTCTGTGCAGTTTGTTGCGCTCCAATAGCGCCAAGAGGACCACCATTAGCATAACTTTTAATCTGCCCACCAGCAGCATAGCCCCTCACTTGGTCGCCTTCAGAAAATTCTACATCCCCTCCAGCGTAAAACTGATATGGGTTATCCCTCATAGCCTGTTCACTACGGGCACGAGATTCATTGATTCTTGCTGTTCCTGCATCGTATTCTGCTTGAGCTATGTTTCCTGACGCATATTGTTCATCAAGCATTTTTTGTTGCTCATCTAAAGCAGACAGACCCATAGCACCAATTCCAAGAGCTGCCATACCTTTAGTTGTTACAGGCGCAGCAAACTTAGTAGCGGCTTCTCCTATTCCACTAAATCCCTCAGGTCCAAACCCAGTAAGATTCTTAAAACCTTCTCCAGCAGCGGACAAGTTAGTTCCCGTAGTTCCCAGATCAGACATTGAGGGCATTGAGGGCATTGAGGGCATTGATGGCATTGACATTGAACCTAGTGTGTCTTTTACACTAGCTATTCCTCTTTCTGCAACATTACCAATATTGCCTCTCATAAGTTCTGAGCCAATAGACTGAGGTGATCCTAATGGCGCTCCAACATCGTATCCAGATACATTACCAAGCACATCGGATACTGGCATATCAGCACCCATATAACCACTTGCATTACCAGCCAATCCGCTACCTATTTCTCCCGTAGCGGCATTAACCCCTCCAGAACCAACTGCGCTACCTGTAACATCAGAAAGAGCATCCATTGGTACTACATCAGCACTTGATAACGCCGTTGACGTAGTGCCAGCATTTTGAAGACCAGCGGTTAGCTGATTCATACCATAAGCCATAGCGCCACTCATAAGGGCGCGTTGAAGATTAAATTTACCTTCTTTTCCAAAAGCCCCGCTACCGCCCAAGGCTGCAAGACCTACTTTTGCTGGCAACCCAATAGGAGTAAAGGCTAAAGCTGTCTGAGCTAAGGTATTCCAGCCCCCAGGGATAGCACTTCCTACGGCTTTGTCAAGACTTACTAGACCTCTGTCAATGGCTGGACCAATAACAGGAACGGCTTTAATAACCTCATTAACTGCTCTAAACGGAGCGGCAACAGCATTGGCTACTGATTTCCAAAAACGAAATTCGGGTAAACCCGTATGCGGGTTAATAGTTCCAGAACCGCCAAGGGCTTTTAAAATACCCGCTTCTTGAGGATTAATATGAGCAAGAATAGTGTCGCCATCGCGACCTTTGCTTTGAAGTTCTTGAGCGAGTGATTTTAAGCCTGCCATACAAGCCTCTTAGGGTTATTTGGGTTAGAGTTTATCATCTTATTACCTTTTAAACTACAGTTCCAGCAGCATTTATCCAATTAGTACCGTTCCACCAAATTGGACGTCCTATCGTAGTGTCAAAATAATACTGACCAATCTGTAAACTTAATGTTGGTCTGTCCGCTGTAGTCCCACTAGGCACAACAGACGCTTGAGAGTTATAGTCATCTAAACGATTAAAATACAAACGCAAAGCATTTTGGAATTGATCCATTTGACGATTGTCATACTCGTCAGGTTGAACTGGTAACGAAGGGGCACGAATGTTATATAAAGACATTATTGTTTTCCATCTGGTCTAGCATCTATCCGAGGACTACCTAATTGCCATTGAACACCTAACTCATCAGACGCTATTTGAAGCGCCATTTGCCGAGCACGGCTTCTTATAAATACTTGTTCTGTATAGATATTTGCTGAAGTTTCGATAATAGGTCTAGTATTGACTGCTCCATTAAATGATGCAGTTCCTGGATAGTTTCTTGGGTAAAGAGTGATATCAACAGCTGGCGTTGCGGCAGTAGAACCCCCAAATTCCACATCTGGTATCAAACGTCTTAGAAGCATATAGTTTTCGCCCTCTGCTAAATCAAAATCGGAAGATCTAATATAAGCATTCATAGGCGCTATGTCATCGTTAATGCCTTCTTCGTGGTTATACAAATACTGCCCGCCCACTGCTTGGGGATACTGGCGTAATGGATTATCTATCCAAGCGGTTCTATTTATAGACCCGTAATACCAAATTTTATCTACATGACTATAAATAACATATGCATCATTGGTTGAACTATTAGCTGTTGGGTAGAACCACCATACTTCATTCCAGCCTTCATTTGTGCCACAAATAATTTGATCTAATTGGTCGTAGTTTAAGTTTTGGAAAACATGATTACGAAGTGTACATGGCAGTGTTTCTACTCTACCGTTATAGGCATAAAATTTGTCAATTCCCATCCAGTAAACTACGTTACTAGCCATAGTGACAGACCTAACACTAGCCACAGAAATATTGTCTGACAGTTCTTGTATACCAAATACATCTGTAGTGCCAAGGAACTGCAAAGAATTAAGAGTAGTATCTGTAAATACTAGTATCTCTTGGCGGGTTGGGAGTGCTGTAATAATCCTAGAACCACGAGAAACTTGTAAAAATCCTGCTGAATTAGTAACTAAAGGAGTCCAATTTTCTGGCTCATCTTGGTTTGCCCAGCGTATTAACAGGGGGTTATAAGTAGCACCTGCGTACTCAGTAGCACCAAAAGCAAGTAAATGTTTATCGTTCTGAGAAACTAAGATAATCCCAACTTCTGCAGGAACATCAGACGCACCTGCAATAGAAGATAACAAAACTGCCCTAGTTACTAACGCTACTCCTGGAGTAGATAAGACGCCCCGTTCCCATATATAAATAGGACCTCTATTGTTCTCTCTACGATTCATTAATAAATCGTTATTAAAATTGGCAAATATCCAGTCTGTTTGAGCATTAATATAAGGCACACTTGACGGAGAACCCCATGTGCCACGACCCCAAGTCCCAGTACCCCAGCCATAACCATAAGTTCCACCAGCCGCACCTGGGTTTATTTGGTACCGCCCTACTGTAAGAACACCACCGTTTCCAATATCAGAAGCGTTAGAAATAACCGTAACGCCACTAGTATTCTTTGCAGTTATTGTGTATTGACTACTAGATATAACAAGATCAACTACATATTCTTGGTTTAGAACCGCAGCTGTAATATTGCCACCCAAGGATACTGCACCACTATATGTTACGTACGAACCGTCAACACAACCATGAGCTGCGTCAGTTACAGTAATAGTAGATGAAAAAGGAGCTATTGTTACTGCAGAAAATGTAATATCCCCAGGAGCAGTTGTTTGACGCAACGGCGTAATATCGTAGAAAGCACCACCTGCATCTATATAAACTTTTATGTTTGTGCCAAGAGCTAAAAGGTTATCACCAAAAGTAGTATACCAACCAAACATTTGACGGCATGTGCCAATTAAAGCTGTAAAAACAGCTTTTAACCATCCACCTATTTTTTGCGGCATCCCAGATCTAAACCGAATTTTGTCGCACTCATACCACCCACCCTCGTTGGTGTAATTGGTTTGGTCTCTGTTAACACCTGGTTTTAGTTGTACTTTAATAAATGGCATACGGGTTTACCCTAAGATAAAAATAATGCTCGTTCGTCGTTTCTGCGAGTGACTAAGCCTTTCAGTACTTTACCCCCAGCCAGCGTATATTTCAAGAACTCCTCTGCCGCCTCTTCCATTTCGCCCCGAATAACCTTCTGACGGAGGGTTGAGCGCTGTAGTGTTCCCAGACCAACATTAAAGCTAAAAGATACAAGAGCATCGAACTGACCTTGAGTGAGCTTAACGGGACAGTAGCGTTCAACACCTCGCTCAAAGCGATTAAGGTCATCTCTAAGAATGTCATCTACTTCCTCCATCGAAAAGGTACGGTCATCTTTGTATTCCAGTGGGGTACTATCCCGTTCATCTATTTTTAAAGCACCCTGCCGTGGGTAGAGTACATGCCCGACACCAATCGTCCACAATTTAGCGGGACAGCGGTATGGACGCTGACGGACACCCTCGTGGTGCTTAATCATTTTGATGGCTTTATCACTCACACGCATGGACAATTAGTAAAAAAGTGTAGTTAATAAAAACTGCTAATCCAAGGCAAACGCCAAAAGGATAAGCATTAAATAAGGCAATAAACTCGTTCACTTCTTGAACGCCTGTGTGCCAAACCAGAAAGAAACAATACTTGCCCAGATAATCTGGGTCTCATCATCCCATAGGAGGTTTAGGGCTACGTCAAAAGCCACTTCCCGATGAAAGGCAAACCAGAACCCAAAGATCTCCACAAACATAAACATGATGAACATACCATAGGTAATGGCTGGTCTAACCATAGCCCGTGAATTTGTAACCCACTGAGAAGCACCCTTGCCAATCTCGATGTCGTGAGCATACAAAGACGCCCTTTCTTGGGCTTGGGTCTGCATCTCTATCTGCTGGGTCTTGATCTCTTCTACATGGGCTTGAGCTTGAAAGCCTCTCTCCATCATCTGGAGTTCCCGTTCCGTCTGCAAACGAGCCATGTCCATCTCATGCTTTTTGTCGGATTTGTCTTGGAAGAATCCTAGTAGGTTAGGCAATCCCCCTGACAGGAACGATATAAGGGTAGTAAACAGGGTAATCATTTTTTTGCTCTTTCTTCAAGGAGTTTGACCCGTACATTAAGATCGTTTAGTTCTTTGTAAAATTCTTCTTTCATCTTGGTTCTGCGTTCTGCGGATATTGGGCTGTCGGTTGGTACGCCCTCGTTGGTAATTAGGGATGGCATCTTGCCTTCAATCTGAGTAAGACGGGTTTGGAATGACGATACCTGACCAAGCAACCAGCCTAAGCAAACAACCACAATAGGAATAACCGCTTTTAAAAGATCTTGCATATTCATCTTTTAGACCCCCATACAATAAAATAAGCAATCCATGCAGCCGCTAAGAAACACCAGAATTGCACCCACTTAACTTTTTCCAACTCCGCATCAAAATACTTGCGGTCTTCTTTCTCTAGCTTCTCAATCTCCGTCTTGATGTCTATCAGCTTCTGCCACTCTTTTGTGCCGTACTGCTTAATAAAATCTACCCTTAACTTATACTCTTCGTCCGATATTTTCTTACGGTGTCGGTACTCTTCAAGGGCTTTAAATATTGCCCGTTCCTTCCTAAACTCTGCTTCTCTACGCTCACGAATCTTTGCATTTGCTTGCTGCTTTGCTACATCTACTGCTTCCTTATGAACATCTTCAATGTTCTTGGCGATTTCCCGCCCAGCCTCTCGACCAGTCTTAAACCCTTCGCTGATACCCTTGGCACCAGCCCCTAATCCAAGTTCGTCTGACATAGCTCAATTTTTACACCTCAAGTTTTTTGTTCTGGTTCTTCAGGTATTACTTCTTGAAACTCACATTTTTCTAATACATTTTCTTCGTTTATCTCATAAGTAACATTTAGTTTTATAAAATTAGGGTATGGAGGTTCAGCGTCAATAAACGGTAGCCATCCAAGTTCTTTAAGCGCTTCTGGAGATAAGTTATGAAACCCGCTTATGTTTTTCCACGTTCTTGGAATAAATGCTGGCCCCCAGACAATTTCCCCGTTTTCAATTTTTACGTATTTCATATATTCCTTAATAAAAAAGCAGCATTAATTGCTGTAGGAGTTGTTGGTATAGAAGCTACGTTTGGGTAATTTCCAACTAATGTAGGTAATGTAAAAAACGCTGTGTTGTCACTTGGAACAAGAAGCCCATAATAAGGATCAGCTGTTTTAGCTGGAAACCCAGTATTTATAGTGTTTCTCCCCCATAAGAAAACGTCACCATTTGAGAGAACAGCAAATGCGGAGTCGCGGGTAGCACCAATATCAACAACATCAATTAAATCCGCCGTATTAGTTGAATTTCTTACAGGAGCAAATACCGTAGTATTCGTGGTAGTGCCGTTACCTAACTGCCCATAAGTATTTGTCCCCGTCGCTTCAACGGTTCCGTCAGCAAAAAGGACTATAGAAAATCCATCTCCACCTACAATTTTTGTTATTTCAAGGAAAGGATTATATACACCAGATGGTGTTGCACGAGTATAAACACTTGTGTTTCCAACTCCTAGTGCGCCTGTACTATTATCCCCCCACGCAAATATATTGTTGCCACCAGATGCTGGATCACCGACACTTAATTTAGCGAAAGCATGGGCATAACCATACCAAACTTTTTCTACATTTTGTAAATCATTAAAAGTGTAATCTTGAACTGGAGCAAAAAAAACACGGTTAAAAATGCCACCACCGCCATTACCAAGCGTATAATATAAATTACTGCCAGAAGTATAAACTTTTCCGTTATCGTAAAGAACAGAACTCCACCCCTGACTAATAAAGCCACCCATAAATACAGATAATGCTCCACTAGTTGGAAGTCCCCCAGTATAGTTTATTACTTGCGAAATTGAAGTAATAGTTGGTACACCAGAACCACACTCGCCTTGATTGTTATATCCCCAAGCATATAAAATACCGCCTTTAAGAATAGCTGCGCTTGAATAACCATTTGTAGAAACGTCAACCCACGGAGTAGTTATGGCAGATAACTGTGTAGGCGAAAAGCGAGATGGACTTCCTAAATTTCCAAGTGGCGAAAGAGTGTTATTTCCAACACCATAAAGTTCACCTTGATTATTTATAAATAGACTAACTTCGTCATCACCAGAAGATAAAGTTATCCATTGGCGATTTGTTCCAATTTGAGTAGGGCTATTATTTTTATTATATATACCGAATGACTGTTGAATATTAGCCCCTGTTCCATAAATTTTATTATTTGACTTGCCAGCTAACGTATGAGCTGCGGGTGCGCTAAACCCATAGGTAAAATCGTTTGTAGCAGCTTCTACTTCAGGTATAAAAGACCAATTTGTGGCAGCATCTACAGCTGTTGGGTATAAAATACTGCCATATTGAAGAGCTTCGCTTCTACCAGCTTGCCCCCACGCATTATTAGCAATACCACCCCAATTAAGCAACAAACCACCACTAGTTATAATTGCTGTATTTGCAAATAAAGACCCCATCACTTTAGTAACAGTAAGTGGCTCAGGAAGAAGTGCACCTATTGAATTTTTAGCCCCGATTATAGGTAGCGCAGCAGTTGTACTAGAACCAGCCCAAAAATCAGTTAGTGCGAGGTTAGTACTATCTGCTTTACCCCACCCATATAAATTAGTTTTTAATTGATAGGCAACTGGACCTGATCCTGGCGTTACAGTTATGTATGCACCCCTACTCCATGCAAATATTTTTTCAGCTGTAGATACATTAGCACCACCTAAAACAGCCCCATACTTAATCTGTGAAGGCGAAGTTACATTGGTTGGAAACGTAGTCCCATCACCAACTTCTCCATTACTGTTAAGCCCCCACCCATAAGCAGCGCCAGAACTAATAACAGCATATGAACTGTATCCGCCTGCAGATATATCAACAACGTTAGTTAAAAATCCAACCCCACCAGTACCTTTTACTTGCTGAAAAACAGCAAAATTACTAGTTGTATTGCCTTGCCCTAGCTGCCCATTAGCATTGTTTCCTATAGCCCACATAGTGCCGTCAGTTTTTAGTAATAACGCAAATAAACTACTAGTCCCAAAATCATTTTTAGAAACTGATACTTTTTGACAAATTGACCCAACCGTATTTACTTGGGTCCATATATTCCAATCTGTAGCATATGTAAACGAGGTTCTCCCCCAATTGTAATTAGTGTTTCCTGTCATCCATAAAGTGCCGTCTGTTTTAATAGCCATAACTATATAATCAGCGGAGGGAGAAGCAAACTGCCCATTCCCAATAGAAAACTTGGCTACATTAGACAATACTAACTGGGGTGTTAAATAACTAACATAATTAAGAAAAACACCACTTCCTATAGCTTCTGAATTGCCCCAGCCATATAAGTTTCCCCCGCTAGTTAAAGCAAAATGAGCAAAACCACAACTCTCGACTTGAACAAAATTTTCTGTAGATAACGCCCCTGTTGTTAGTTGTTGAAACCCAAAATAATGTGGATTTTCTCCAAGCTGTCCCCTTGGGTTTTGACCCCACGCATCTAATGTATAAGACTGTGGTGAACTACCCATAATTAAAAGTTCAGAACTCATTGTATGTCTGTCCCAATAACAAATACCATATATGTAGTTGTAGTAACGTCATAATAAATACCTAGCATATCTACGCCAGATATTGTTAGAGATGGAGCAGTGCCTCCGTTTGCAAACTTAGTACCTGCGGGCCAGACTATTGTTCCGCTACCGCCGTTTGTTAATCGTAGTAAAACTACTTGAGACTGCCCAGCTGGTGGTGCATTAGAAAACGCAAAAGTAATTACATTACTAGCAGTTATAGTGGCTGTATAGACCTGAGCAATTGCTAGATTAATAGTTGTTGTACCTGTAAATAAAGTACCAAGAGCACTTACTACTAATTTACCACCGTTAGTTATAGGTTGGCTTAATGTTGGGCCTGTAAAAGTTCCTCCTGTAATAGTAGGAGCACTTAGGTAATTAATTCCATAAACTACGTTATTAGATACACCATCATTGTATGCATACACTAGTGTTTTAGTACCAGCTGGGACTGTAACTCCAGCACCACCAGCAGTTTTAATTAAAAGCGCTTGCCCGCCTGTAGTGTTGTTTTCTATAATGTAGGGCTTATCAATTGATGGTACTTGAACAGTTTGCGTAGAAACTAAAGTGCCCGCTGAAGTTATATCTAATATAAAATGTCTAGCCACTTGACTAGCAGGGGAATCAACTAAAGTTAAATCTGCAGCTAGAGGAGACGCTGGCGGATTAGCTATTACTACTGATGCTCTACCAACAATAGCTTCTTCAAGCGCTGTTCCAATATTAAGATTTGTAATGTCCCCCCAAAGGTTGTTTTGGGTACCAGTAACCATTAAATCGAGTTTTAAAGAAGAATATGGCATTTTGTTTACCTTTATATAACAACGTCTGTCCAGACGGGTGAAGTATTTGGGTTAATTGTAGCCCAAGTAGGGGTTTGTAAATCGTTAACTGGAACCCAACCAGGGTCTTGCGTATCAATTATTATGCTCCATTGGTAAAAGAATAAAATACCAACTTCTCCTGTGGCTTGAACGCCAATTAGATTTACGTTAGCATCGGTGCTAGTAAAAACAGTAACGATGCCAACTTCTCCTGTGGCTTGAACTCCAACTACTTCTACAAGCGTAGGTACTGTTACTATTCCAACTTCTCCTGTAGCACTAACTCCCGTAACGTTAACAGCTACGTTTCCAAACGCTACAAGTACCGTGCCAACTTGTCCCGTCGCAGCTACTCCTGTTACATTAACTACGGTAGTACCAAAATCCCATCCAATATTATTACCTGAGTCTATGTTTCCATTTGAAGCTAACGCTGTCCAAGTAGCACCTCCAGTAGCCTCAGAATCTTGAATATCTACATAGCTAGCATTAACTGTCCCACTAGCTTTACTTAATATAGCTCTTGTTCCTGGAGTAGTGCTTCTTATACGTACTACATTAAGTGATGGTGTTGCTTGTCCGCCATAGTTAAAATTATTAACAGTAGTTGTTACACCTGACGGAAAATCAATCTGTGTATTAGTTGCCCCAGTATTATTAGTAATATTATTAAAAGTTAAATTTGAACTAGTAGGAGGTATAGTTACTGTTAAAGAAGTCAATATATCCAACGTACCAATTGTCATGTTACTAGCTAATAATCTACTACTAGCATTTGCTGCATATATGGTAGCACTACTAGCGTTAACACCAGGACCAAATGAAACAAGGTATGGAGTTGGAGAACCAAAATTAGTGCCATAACTAAATATTCCTGTAAGACCAAGATTACATGTACCCCCACTAGCTTCAAAACCGCCTGTTATAATTGGGTAATTATTTGTGTTAAAAGTTGAGGCAACCCCACCCAATGGTGCCCAAGTAAAAGTAGATCTTTGATTTCCTGCATTTTGTGTTATGCCCGTCCCTAAGTTATACGTTACACCCGCTGCTTGAGGCTGTACAACTATTGAAATACCGCTCCATGTTCCCGTGCCACTTATAGTTTTTGTACCTGAACTAGCTGCAAAATTTACAGCACAGGCGTTGGCGGCAATTGGTGTTTTACTTATATTTTTTGTGCCTGAATTCCAATTTCCATAAATAAAATTAGAAGCTCTATCTGCTCGTATAGCTCCAGTACCAAGACTCCAATCTATATCTTCCGCAGTATAAAAATAAAACGATCCTTGGTTAGCGGCAGTCGAAACATAATTAAGCGCTTGTGCAGCAGTGCCGTAGGTTGGTACAGTCCCACTACTTTGTATTAAAGTTGTAGCACTAAGTATGTCAACAGAAACAAGTTTTGATCCTGTAAAAGTAACATTTGAAAAACCACTGCTAGCAAAAAAACCTACTTGTACTGACCCACCAGTTCGTACTATAATTTTTCCAGTAGCGCCAAAATTTAGTGTAGGTCCTATAGAACCACAATTAATTATAAGTCCAGTACTACCAGATATTAAATCTAGTGAAAAATTATTTAAATTTAAACTAACACGACCAGTTAAATAGGCTCTTTGAACTTTTAAATCATCTAAAAGCGTAATTGATGCACTACTACCAGCACCACTGTTATCAAATGTTAACCCTCTTGCGTTTGCGGTAATAAAACCATTCCAACTAGACTGTTTTCCGTTAGTCGTTATTGTGACAGCTATATTGGGTGGGACAATTCGGCAGGCACCAAACCCATCACCAAAATTACCCATTGTGGCACTTAAAGTAAGGTTGCCCGTAACAACTAAAACGGGAACCGTCCCATTAAAACTGCCCATGCTACCCGTAAAACCTGTAAAATTTAAATTACGACAAGTTGCAGTCCCTAAAATAGTTACAGTAATTGCGCCTGAAGCCGCATCAAAAAATACATCATCAGCATTAGTTGGTACACTAGCTCCGCCAGCCCCACCAGAAGTGGTAGCCCATTTAGTACCAGCGGTAGAACTCCAATCATCTGTACCACCTACCCAATAGCGGTCCGCCATTATGTTTTCCTGTTAAGCGATTCTAATAATCGCCGTAGAAGCGGTTGCTGCTGGAAAAACAATTTGAAATGTACCTGATACAGAGCTTTTTGGCCCCCCAAAATCCAAAATAACTACAGAAGGATTTGTATAAGTATGTGTTGGGGTACTGTTATAAATCATCGCACCATATGCATTAATAGTAGCGCTAGTCCAAGAAAAGTTAGTAAAACTTGGAAACGCAGTTGTTCCTACAGGGGCATTAGTAGTTGGAGACACATTGACTAACAGACCCCCTCCAGCAACATAGGATCCAGAATTTGGGACTTCGTTAACTGAAGTATATGTGGTGGTATTTGCTGTAAAATTAGCGCTATTATCATACAGCGCACAGTAAAAAGAGTCTCCACCACCACCACCGCGAAAGTCATGCACCGCTTCTAAAATCTGTTGTTTAAAACTTGTACACATGAAATTGCCAGAAAATGCCATTTTATTCTCCTAATAAACTAATTAATTCAGGATGCCCAGCGTTTTTTAATTTATTCGCAATAGTCGCCCGATCGTTTTTAACCGCTTCTTTCATATAAACTACTAATATCTCACGGATATGTTCTTTAAAAACTAAAGCCTGTTCACGAATTGCTGGGTGAGATTGATCTCCAACGTAAAGAATCTTATCAAGTGCTGTTTCTGCAAGTTCTTCTGGTGTAAGACCACGGTTGTCCACAGTCCGTACAAACACGTTTCCTACAACAGCAGTGCCATTTTCTTGTGTAATTATCATTTGACTGGGTACCTTACTTGACCTGTGCGGTACATATCTTGTCGATCTTTGCCATCACCTAATTGTTTCAGTAACGCCATAGACTCATCGTACCTTTTTTGATAGTTTGCAATTACATCTGCCTCACCCTTCATATAGGTGTAGCCCTCTAATAAAGAACCATAAAGCAAAGCTGAGTCAAAATTATTACCAAGCCAAGTATTATTAGACGTAACTATGCTTTCTGGATAATAGTAATAGTGCATTTCAAACGAATAGCTACTGTCTGGAGTTGGTCCCAAAATACACGTATTAGAGTCAAAAATAGCGTAATGAGACGGCACACCGACGACAGCTGGGAAAGGAAACGACTCTCTAATAAACTCTACATCTTTATTAAGTAAGAATGACTGCCCTCCAGTAATACTGCCAGAAGGTTGAATAACAGCCAAAGAAAACATAGCTAGCCAATCAGAAGGCATACCTAGGTATTGATTACCTGCTAAACACGCACCTGTTACATTTTTTCTTAAAGCTGGAAGCTGTACTGTGTTGTATATACGTTGTTCAGCCTGCCTAATAAATGTATTAATTTGCTCCGTAGAAGTTAGTCCAGTCGTGCCTGTACCCGCTACGTTTGTATATGACGCAGCTGGAAAGTCGTTCTCAACGTACCCCTTAATCGTCGTAAATAAAGTAGTGTAGTTCATTAGGGTTTACCCTTAGCCCATTGGTCCACGAGACATCACACCTTTAGTTGCTGCGCCCGTGCCCCTCATTTTGATACCAGTTGTTTTGACATTATCACTAGCTGGATCACCCATGCTGACACGAGCAACGTTCTGCCCACCTGGAGTCGATTGTTTAGCCAACAAGGTGTTTGGATCAGGGGGACGGCTAACAGCCTTCATAGCCTCTTTTGTACCAATTTTTTTACCTGACATGGTATGTGGCTCAGCATATACTTCAGCGTTGCCAACTTCTTTACCCATTACTTTTTTAGAGTACTTAGCCATTATCGACCCCTTTGATTAGCGCAACGAGCCATATTACGACCCATAGACTTCATATTCTTATTAAGGCTACTTTTGCTACCTTTTGGACCCTTATCAACGATTTTTGCACCGTCATTAGGGAAAACTTTAGCATCAGTCTTACCTTTGCTAACTACGCCATCTGCATCTTTTTTGTATCCCACAATAATCTCCTTATGTTACCGTTACCGTACCTACTTGCCCTACTGCAATTAAATTATTAGGGGTTAGCTCACTATCAAAACTACTAGCCCCGCCCACAGGGTTCCACCCCCACTGGATAGTTCTACTACCCCCACTAACCTGCCCGTTACTGTCAACATTAGTGGTTATCGTTTCAGTCAATTGTAAGCCATTTAAACCTGAATTTACATAGCTAATATCGGGTCTTGGCTCTCGTAATGCCTGTGGATCATTTACTGGATATAGCCCCAACGATAACTGCGGTTGATCTGGGTCCCAACAAGTAGGACAAACTTTAATGTCGTATATTTGTTGTTTAACGATCAGCTTTCTAAGCTGTTTTAACTTATATTGCTGCCCACACCGATCACATTCGGCAATTGCATATTTACCACTACTAAATTTACTAGGCACGATTTACCCCGAATAATATAAACTTCGAGGTACATATCGGTTAGCTGCCTTATCTCTGTCTTCTGTAGAAGCCATTAACCACTGCTCTTCGTATTCTGCCTTTAGAAACTGCATTCTTGGCAACGCATCTGGTAACTTTTGGGATAAGTAAAAAGCTAACCCAGCAACCATACAAGGTAAAAATCTAAAAGGAATATCTTGTTCTGTAACGCCATTACCAGCATCTTGAACTCTTCTTAACCGCCAGTAAACAAATGTGTACGGACCCCCACCATCTCCAGTAGGCCAAACATTGATATTTGGTAGGTTTTGAACATAGATAGGAGCGCCTGCAAAATGTATGGCTGCGGTTGTACTGTTTTGCCCACGAGAACAATTTAATAGTTGATTACCTGATACATTTGAGTAACCAATCGTTTCTGAATCAATCTTAATATAGCCAGATGTAGCTAACCCAGAAGCATTGGCAACTACAATTGTGGTATCTGTTGGGTTAATTTGAATAATTGAGGTGCCATTCCCTATTAAAGTAGTTGCTGCAACTGCGTTAGTCATACCCGATTGACGGTTAATCCAGACTTGAATAGGTCTTCCCTGCGCATTCTTATTAGGAATCGTAGAGTAAGTAGACTCCGAAATACGGCTGATATTAATATCTATCTGATTCTGCCCAGACCCATTACGAATTACATGGTCTAAAAGATCAATTGTGTCAGAAGGAATGGGGTAAGACAGCTGCCCAGTAACAATTGGAATCTGACCTTGCTCAATAGTCCACAGGTTAATACCACGGTTTGCCCACTCAATAGTCAATAAATTTAAAGACCTGCGGGCAGTCCGCATATCATAACCAGAACGAATTTCAGCGCCACAACGCTCAAAAGCCTCTTCAACAAGGTTATTGAGGTCTAAATTAAACGTAGTAGTGCTGGATGTAGTCATGGTTTACTCTTGCTCTGGCGTAATTAATCCCTCTGGTGCATCTTCTGGTGGGGCTGACGTCTCAGCAGGAGCTAATGTTTCTGGCTCAGCATCAACTACTGGCTCAGCCTCAACTACTGGTTCAGCTGGTTCAGCTACTGGCTCTGGCGGCACAATTATATCTACAACAGTTTGTTCAGTGTATTGAACATTTAGTTCTTGGACAAAAGAAGCATTTGGGATATTGGCATTAAGTGTTGCCATCATTGCTTCTGCTGCTCTGTTATCAAGAGTGAACGTAATCATTTTTAATACCTTTCTTAAATTTTCCTAAATGGTTTTACTTTTGCTTTTACTGCTTTTGGTTGCGGGACGAACTGCTTTCCCTGTGCTTTTCCTGCTCGTTTTGCTCGTGTTGTTGCTGCGTACTCCTGTGGGCTTAGGGCTTCGATTGCTTTTTTTGGCAGGTACCTTTCTCCTGTCTCGGACGACTTCTTCCCTGACTTGGTTGTCCACTTCTGGTCTCCCCAAGCCTTTAAAGAACGCTGAGATTTTGCCAATCCACTCATTTATAGCCACCGCCAGCCGCCTTATATTTTTTAGCTACTAACTGCGCTTTACGAGCTGACCATTGACCTGCGCCAGTACCATGTGTTGCAGCTGCTTTCACCTGAGAAACAATCCGCTTACGCAAACTGGGTTTGGTGTAATTACCCGCAGCATTAACCTTACCGCCTTCTTTAAATTGGGTAAAGTCGGTGTCGTCCCTACGCGCCTTTTTCTTGGCACCAGGCATTTTAGAAGGGTTTATAGCTCCCATTCCACGACTAGGTCTCATACCATTTTTCCTCTAGTTTTACCTTTAACTGCACACCCATCAGCCCGTTTAGAAGCAGAGGATACTACTCCACCAGCTTTTAACTTAGGTTTTGGCATATTACTACCCATCATGCCTTTTTCAAGTTCAATTTTTGCCCCAACTGCACCGCTAGGTTTAGGCAGTCTGCCCATATCTTGCAGTCTTTCCGTATACGTGCGGGGGCTTTCAGCTTTAACTTTTGCTTTTTGCTCTCCTGCTATCCTGCTTACTTCAGCCCTAGCTTTACGCGTTTCACGCTCTGCATCAGATCTAGCAATTTCTTCAAATGCTGCTGTGGTTTTTGGGAACGCCTCTTTTTTAGGGAGCGGTACACCTGCTTTATCTAAAGCATCCCCCATCTTGCGAATTTGTTGTTTTTCGTTATCTTGCTTCACTTTCTCTGCTGCCTTATCGTACTCGCTAGGTCCGAACTTTTCCTTGGGAGGAGTGTATTTATCACTCTTACCATCGCCAACCTTTTTAGAAGGGTCTACAGGCTCAATCGGCATTTAGCACATCTTCCCACGGGTTTTACCTTTGGTAGCAATACCATCTGCTCGTTTAGAAGCCGAGGATACTGTACCGCCAGATTTATAGGATTTGGTCTTAGTTTTTACTCTACCACCCTTACGCATGAACGCGCCACGTAGTGCTTCATATCCAGGGGCTTCAGTATCTGTTACGCCGTATCGCTCAGCATTTTCTCTACGCATAGTCTCATCACGCATTTCTGCCCGCTCGGTACGAGCTTTAGCCCTTGCACCAGCCTTGTCATAAGTCAGTTTTGGAGTAGGTGAGGGTAAAGCAGGAGTACCAGAGCCAGAGGAAGGAGCAGGTAGTTTTGGCACTACATACTCTTTTAATGCACGGTTTCCAGCTATTTTTCCAGCTAATGCTTTACCTGCTTCCCGTAGAACTTTTAAACCACCGCCGCCAATAAGCATTTCTTCTGGATAAAACCCTTTTAGACCTTGCTTTTTGCCAATGTCTTCCATGCGTTTTTTCTCTGCATCTATTTCTGCTTGGCTAGGTTTTTTAACAGGGGGTTTAGATACAGTCGCAGTAGAGGTCTTAGTGGGGGCGTTGGGGACTCTAGTAGTGGTCGGTAATTCATTTTCTTCGCCATAACCAGATTTACCTGCAGGGGAATCATCCCCCATTTCAGAAGCCATAGGTTTCTTATCAGGCACGGCTCTACGCATGCGAGCCAAAATATATGGGTCAGTACGGTCAGCTCCGCCTAGCCATTCTTCTTGCTCAGCGCTAAAGCCGCCTTCTTGAAACTTACGAATCTTCTTTTTCATATTAGCAAGCTCCGCCTTTATTCATCTTAATCATAGTAGCCTTGGTCTTGCCTTTAGTAGCAACACCGTCAGCGGCTTTACGAAATACCGAGCCACCTTTTTTAAGAGTAGCTAGATTAGTTTTTTTACCACCATGCTGTTGTTTATCATGCATACCAACGGCTTTTTTGACAACCTTCTTGTCCATCTTAATGTCTTCGTGTTTCATAGCTCCACCTTTATTGAATTTTTTGCCTTTGTCGGCAGTTAAAAATTCCTGCCCAACGCTAGCAGGTACTCCTACTTTTTTGGCAAACGATGGATTTTTGGCTACCGCCGCCATGAATTTATGTTGCTTTTTAGATGTACTTGGCATTATTTACTTTTGAATAAGCTGGTCAATTTTGCTTTCAAGCTTGTTAAAGCGAGCATCAATGTGCTCCATAATGTTTTTAACTTCTGTTTTAGTAACGTTTTCACGGGCTACCTCTTCTCTTGTCTTGTTTAATAGAATATCAATTCGTTTTAGTTCGTTGAATTTTTCGTGCATGACGTACCCAATAAACGCTATAAATATTGTAAGTCCGCCAGTCCAAAGTTCCAACGCATTCATACCATTTTTCCTCTGGTCTTACCTTTAATAGCACAGCCATCAGCACGTTTAGAGGCAGATGATACAGAACCACCAGATTTGTAGGTTTTACTGCTAGTTTTATTTTTAACTGAACCACCTTCTTTCATACGCGTTGGTGGTTGTTGTAATTGGTGTCGTGCAAGTGGTTTGTTTCCAAAAAAACTTGTCATTTTAGGCCCAGAGTAACCTACTGGCGTTCCTTTTAGTATCCCTTGCATTTGCTGTGTTGACATAGAAGCTAAACCAGCACCTCCAGGTGGGGGAGTAATTCCCATAGCACTACCACTTTGACTTGCGACTGGGGTTAAGCCACTACCACTTTGACTTGCGACTGGGGTTAAGCCACTACCACTTTGACTTGCGACTGGGGTTAAGCCACTACCACCTCTCATTGCAGCGCCCATACCGCCAGCGGGAAACCCTATAGGACCTTTTACAATTGTTTGTTTAGGTTGGGGGGATAGTTTCCCAAGCGCATTTGTTATTGATTTATTAAGACCTGTAAGTCTCATACCATTCTCCCTTTGGTCTTGCCACGAATCTCGCAGCCGCCGCCACGAACAGCCCCACCTTCTTTGCAGTTCCAAGCCCGTAAAGACTTGTTGATGCGACTATCTGGGTCGTTAGCTGTTTTGGCTGAAGTTAACTTACGTTTCATACCCTTCATGCGAGCGCAGAACGAATCCCGCCTTGAGCCACCTTCTGGCTGTGGACGCTTTAGCCCTGGTTTCCCAGGGTTAGCAGCATTGTAAGACGCCCTGCCCTTGGCATTTAAGCCGCCTTCAGGGTTCTTACCTTCTTTGCGAGTCCATGCGGGAGACTTTGCCATACATTAAGCCTGTGCTTCTTTCCAAGACAAACGAGCATTAACTGTAATAGCCGTTGCTGTCAAAGGAGTTACACATACATACAAAATGTCTGGACCATCTGGGTAAACACCAGCATAAGAAGACGGTACAGAGTTGGATATGCCGCCACCTATAATCGAGTTGCCCAAATCACGAACTCCAGACAAATCTAGGGTCGTTTCACCGTTTGTATTGGTAAACGCAGCTGATACAGACTCACCACCTTGTAACTGTGCAGAGTTAAGATTATTTACAGCGATTTGAGCCAATGATGATGTATAAGCCCCAACACCCTGTGTTATTGGCGAAGTAAACTGACCACTAAAATTTGTAGCAAATCCGTTTAAAACTAAGTTAACCAATAACGGTCCAGTTGCATAAATACCTAATTGAACTAACTCTAACTGCATACGGTTAATAACTTCTCTTGCCCCAAGTACTCCAGTAGTACCATTATCCACAGATGGTGCAACACGGATAGCAAGAATTGGAGTAAGTTGAGTGGTAGACGTATTAGTTGTTAATGGTGCGGTACCGTAGTTAAAAATTAACGACTTATCATCATCAAAGCGACCATCCATAATTACAGATGAACCCCAATGTGATAAAGAAGGTACAGCATCTGGAGAAGCTAGTTCAAGAGAAACGGTCGTACCGCCAGTGAAATTAAACGCACTTGGAAAACCGCCAGTAACGCCTCTAATTAAACCATAAGCAATACCATTACTTGTTATAGCTGCGTAACTTATATACTCAGTGACGTTAAACGCTTGTGATACTTTTAGAGTACCAGAAGGTGGGAACCCCGTTGCGTCAGCTAGTTGTATTGATGATGGTGTAACAGTGGTTCCATTAACATAGTCATTTGCCCTAGTACCGCCAAAACCACGAACGCAGCCAGTTAAATTAAGTCCTGATATACCAGAATAACTAATATATTCAGTAGTCCCTGAAGTAATTTGTACTATACCGCCGCCAGTGTTAAATGAACCAGTGAAGTTAACTGGGAGGGTAGTAGCCGTGTTTGATACATCTGCAGTAAGAGCTGCTGAACTAGCTCCAAGCTGCTGTACTGGATATGTTATTGGTCCAAGGCTAGACAACTCGTAGTGAGCACCCATGTTACCCGAACGCATATAGGCTTCAAACTGTCTATTGTTGTTCTGGATTTGGTGTACATAAGTAACTTGACCGTTAGTACCACGAAGTCCATAACGAATAAAACCAGCACCATACCAAGAGTAGTCGATGTACCACATCTGCATACGGGTTAGATCAATGTTGTAGCCAGAAGGACCTGTGCCATCACATCTATCTAAATTCCATTGAGACTGTGGGATTCTTAAATCAACAGTCTGAGAAACAAGCGCGTCAAAAGTTGATTGCCCACGATACTCTGGGCTTACATACAGTAAAGTATCACTATTAATGTCAACTATACGATAGGTTTGTCCACGAATAACGATAAACTGACCTGGCTGCAGCTGAGTTGTAAACGCTGTTCCAGTGCCATTAACTTGTGAAAAACCTTGAAATACTTGAACAGTACCGCTAATTTGATTTATGCTATTGCGCAAAACTGCATATAGCTGCTGTCCATCATACTCAAAGAACATACCATTCTGTTGGTCAAACATACCAAGACGGCTAACAGAACCATACCAAGATAACGGGGTAACTCTAATTCCAGGACCTGTTGCAAGACCAGGAGGGATTACACCACTTGAAGAAATTACATAATAAAATTGAGTTGGTGAAATTATAGCGGTAACTGTAAATGTACCGTTAAAGTAACCTTGATTAGCACCCTGAACTTGAATTCGTGTACCGACCACTAAGTTATGGTTATAGCGAGTAATAACTTGGACAGTACCGCCACCAAGACTATTAAGACTATTTACAAACAGTGCTGGTTTTAAACACGAACCAGTAGAAAACTGCAGACCTTTACCAGACTGATAACGGAAATAACGTCTTGTTTGGCGGATCAACTGTGTATTAGGAACTGCTGCGCCTGCTGAAAACGCTACACCCCCATCAAAAGTACGAGGTTCAACATATCCAGCTGGACGAGCATAAAGAACTTGTGTGTTAAAAAACGAAATACCAAAGTTAGAAGTAAAACCGTTAGTTCTTATATAAAGTTGATTGTAATTAGGGACTGACTCAACGATATACGCCCCACCTAAGTTACTAGTACCAAAAATGCGAGCAGAGTTTAAATAAACATAACTGCCAGCACTTAAACCGTGAGATTCATTAGTAGTAATTATAGTTGAGACACCACTAAGAATCTGTATATTGGTAACATATATACTGCCTGTAGAGTAAAAATAACCAAGATAAACGTAGCTTAGTGTAGCACGATAGTATTGTTGACCATTAATAATACCAAGAGTGCCTGCAAGTGGCGGAGCTATAAATGCTATAACTGTAGTATTTGTTCCACCATTATAAACCCACGCCCAACCATTAATAGTGGAGAGTAGAGAGTTTTGAATATAAATAGGTGTGTTATTAGGAATAGTCCCCGTAAATGTAATGTTTACTGTGCCTTGACCATTGCTGTTACCCACAATAGAAGTAACGTTTATAGGCTGCTGCGCAATGTAATAGCAGCTTTGACGGTTATTTTGAAGGGCAATAGACTCCCATTTGGTAGGTTGAGTACCATATTCAAAGTCCGTATCAACTAACGACTGAGGTGTTGAAACCCGCATTTTCTGTACGGGGTCTTGTGACCAAGGTACAGGCGCAGTATAGGGAACACCTGTACCCGAATTTTGTGTGCCGCCTACAGGTAGCGATTTATTTGTTGCTGTGTCTACTACTGTCCATCCTGACATGATATCTCCTTAAATTTTTTAAAAAGGGGGGAACATTCCCCCCAATTCGGATCAATTAGTCAAAGTTACCAAATGGATAAGCAGTTGCACTACCAATGTTTGGATCAGGCTGTCTGTACTGGATTGTCACAACTAACTGCCCAGCATTAATAGTAGTTAAACCACTGCCTGCTGTCATACCGATAGTTACAACCACTTGAGACAAACCAGGATTTCCATTAATTCCTGGCACATCTAGCGGGGTAGCAAATGAAGTTCCAAATGCCATTTGCGCTGCAGTAAATGTGCCAACTGTACGCCCTACTCCTGATAGGGTAGCCATAGTAGCCAATGCTCCAGTTGAAGTAGCAAATGTATTGGAGACATAAGGTTGTACGGTAATTGAATTACCAGCATTGGTTGGAAGTACAACGGTGTCAATATATACGTTTTTAAGTGAGCTACCTACTGGTATATAAAAAACAACACCACGATATTGCGCTGTTGAGGTATCCGCAGTAATAGTAGCTGGTGTGTTGGTACCAGGCGTAAATACGGTACCGTTTGAATTAGGAATACCATTAGAGGCAACAAATTGACCAGAAGCACCGCCATAGGCTACGGTATTTGGGGTTGTATTAGTTAACAAGATATTAGCTTGTTGAGTTAAAACTACGTAACCTACGTTACGTTGTGGACCAAAACGAACATCACCCGATAGAATCGGACCTTCAAATGTAGAACGTGCCATGATAATAATCCTTATGCAAAAGTTCCTGTACCAATCGTTGCATCGTCTGCTGGGGCAGTCCAGTACAGGTAATCACCCAGATAATTAAATACTACACCAAATTATAAATAAAGCAAATAAAAAAGGGGGTTTTTGGCCCCCTTTCTTTTAGATTGAACCGCTCGATCCATACATTCCGAGTGGGTCAGACCAACCAAAGCTATAACGCTCACGGGTCTTGTAACGCACGTTGCCAGTGTCAAAGTCACCGTCCATTGAATTGCTCAATGGTGTACGTACAAAATGCTTCATACCGTTAGGTACATCAGTGGTCAAGAACCATGCGTTTGTGTCGGTCAAGAAGTGGTTAACAGTGTAACCATCTGGAATCGAGCCATTGTTCTTAATTGCATTGATGTCGTTATTGTTGGTACCAACACGCAATTCAGTCTCAAGCAAACGAGTTGCCACGAACATGAGTGCGGGTGGGATTACCAACTTCTTAGGTTTGGCAGCGATCAACAGACCACGCTCATCCGTCCAAGCGGCGATCTGAATAACTGCGTTTTCCAACGAAGTTTCGTTCAAATCAGCTTGAGTGGCTGGGGTGTTACTGTTAGTTGAGCCAGATACTAGTGGGTGAGCAGTGCTGAACAGAGAAACGCCATCACCACCTACATAAGCAGATGAGAAGCCGTTATTCAATACAGCAGCAGCTTTTACCTGCTTGGTATAAGACATAGCACGAGCCAGACCTTTGGTATAGCGAGCAGCTAAAGAATCATAGAGGTTGTCCTCAATTGCCTCTTCAGTCAAGCTAAAGCCAAGGGCGATAGTTTCGTGGTTGTAGCGAGCTGTCCAAGCCTCTTGTGCATTGTCATAAGCGATGGCAGAACCTTCGTTTTTGACTGGTGCAGCTGAGAATCCAGACAGTTTTGTTTCTTCTTCAAAAGAACGCTCAGAGGTCTCAGTTTCGTAGATCTCTTTGTGTTCTTCACCGTAGCGAGCATACTCCAAGCCGAACAAGGCGTTCAAGCCAGGAAGGAGCTCTTTCAATAGTTGTGCGCGTGAAATAGCCATTTATAGCTCCTTATATTGTAGCTGAGTTGGTAGTATTGCTATAGTAACTATGATTACCAAAATTGAATTTTACAATCGCTTCTTGATAAATCGTAAATACCATAGTGCTTGCTGCTGGAATAGTAATAGCCGTAGAGGAAGTACCTAACGGGGAATTAACCGTTACAGCCTGGGAATTGATGTTAACAGTCTGTGTTCCAGTGCCTGCTACAGCGGCTGAAACACGCGAGCCAGTACCAATTAGTTGACCATTAGCAGCTAAATACGCAACATCCGTTCCAAGTGGGAGCGTTCTTGTAAGACCAGTACAAGATAAAGCTGTACCACCGCCGCCACTAGATAAAACCGCTGTAGCAACAATAGCTGTGTCAGGAACAACGTCAACAATACGTAAAGGTAAAGTTGAAGTATTCGCTGCGCTAGCAGCTACGATAGCGTTAGACGAATTACCAGTATTGATGTTACCAGCCAAGTTAGAGCCTTCAACGTTTTGACCGATGTCCATACGTGCAACAGAAGCAATAGCGGTAGTACCACCAGCACCAACTACCGCAGTACGGAACAATGTATCTGGATCGTCAGTCACAATAGCAACTGCGTCACCAGCCAAAGTACCAGCGGGCCAAAATTGAGTAAACTGCTTTTGCTTAGTTACAGGGTTAGTGAATGTGCAACCTAAAAATACACCAACAATTCCAGTACCTGCAGCACCACGGATAGTGGCATTACCAAGTGTCAGATCACAACGCACGGCAAAACCACGCTCAATACCTACAACATCGCCATAAAAAATATTGGTGTTAAATGCGTACTGAATCGGAATATTGCGAGTCGATCCAGCAAATACTTGTCCACCAATAAGATTAATGGGCTTCAGCCCGTACGGGGCGTCAATAATAGGATAAGCCATTTAAATCTCCTAAAAAATTAAGTTCCTTTTCCAAAGCTACTTGAGGACTTTCTCTCGTTAAAGAGGGGCATCCTTGCGTCGCTTTGGCGCATGAGATTATTGTCTACAGCCTCCGTCTGTTGGGCGGTTAGCTTGTCGTAATGAGCCTTCCGTTGTTCAACAAATGCTTCGGGAGTCTTGCAAAGCAATAACCCGCCAATCTCAATGTTGTCTTTAAACTGACCACTGGGATTAGCTAACAGTTTGAATTTGGGTTGCTCTTCCAACGTGACAGGCTCCCAACCTTCTCTCAGTTTCGATGAGATATTGCGTGGGTCTGGCTTGTCCAGCATTGAAACACGAATCCAACGATACGCATAACCAGCCTGTTTATCAGGCTCAGGGAGAAGATCGGGGGGCATCCACTGTTTAGGACGCTCAGCTACTTCACGGTTATCTACTTCTCTTTGCAATCTGTTTGTTGGCATTTAAGCCTCCATTTTTAAAAGTTCACGGGCGTATTGCTCTGGGGTTAGACCTAGCTTCTTCGCTATAGATAACTGTGACGTATTCAATTTTATCTTTTTAGAAGAAGTACTTCTACTCGCAGGTGCAACAACGGTACTCGGTTTTACACGAGCCGCTACCTTTTCATCGTTTCTACCATCGTCTACTTTTTCATCCTGAAAGTTTTCAGGAAATCGCCTACGCATAGTTTCATCTATGCGCTTGTAATACTCGTCAGTGGTTGCATATGCTAGTCCGTTTTCTTTGACAAGCTTCTCGTGTAGCCCTAGGGCTAGGCTTGTCATTTCGTCATCTTGACCAAACCAAGAGTTACGCTCTTGCCAAGCCGAAGCTTTTTGGTCACGGACAGGCGCTGCTTCCGTCTGTTGAGGTATTTTTACTTCATTTTCTTGCTCTTGTAAAGCCCTTCGTTGATTTATATTTTCAGCGTAGCTAGAGGCTTTGTCAATTTTCATCTTAGCGGAGGTTAATTTATCCTGTGCTTCGACTAATTTTTCCGAATCTCCAGCGTCATAAGCCTCTTTATATTCCTTCTTAGCCATTGCCAATTCCTGCTCGGCACTTGTTTTAAAGGAGTTAACTGCTGCTTCGTCGCTAGAATTGACCCTACCTTTAAGCTGTTTTATCTCTTCGTAGAGGCTTTTAGCTACTTGAACAGCTTCTTGCTGCTCTCGTAAGGCTTTTTCTTTCTCCCTACGCTCATCATGATAAAACTTCCTAAAAGCATCAATTTTGCTTCGTGCTTCTTGGGAATATTGGTCTAATTCATCTTTTTCGACTTTTTCGACAAAATCAGGTTTTGAAGTTTTACGACCTCTATCTTCAACAGGGGTGTCATCTTCAATCTCAATTTCGATCTTGTCTTCGTCTTCTACGGGTTTACCCTTAGATTCTACTTCCTCTTCTACGGGTTTACCCTCATCTTTTACGTCATCTACTTCATCAGGAAACTTATAGTTATCCATATCGTCTTCTCCTTATTTACGTTTAATGCCACGGGGATCGTCAACTACGCCTTCCACAGAATCATCGTTAATAATGCGGAACTCGCGCCCGTGAATAACCAATCTAGTGCCAGCGTTAGGTCTAACAAGGACAAAATCACCTTTTTTACACCAAGCCCCAGTTGGGAAACGGGTTGGGTCTTTATAGCAATCTGGACCTAAATCTACGACAAACAATACGGTCGTCAACAATTCGTCGTATCTTAGGGTTTCGTCTGCTTTTAAAATCCCACTGTCAAACTCTTTCTCTACCTCAGGAATAGCGCACAAAATGCGATACCCAGAAGGTTTAGGGAGTTGTGTTGCCTTTTCTTCACTTGACTTATCAAGCAGCTGCGCCAAATCTACCGCCTTATTTAAGTCTAACGTTTCACTCATCCGTGTTCTCCAATTTGTCTCTGAGGTCTAATACGTAACCCTTTGCAAGGAGCAGACCTCTAATCTCTCCACAAAGCCTTTGATACTGAACGTGATCTAAATTACCTATAACTACCGATTCTTTTAACTGCTCTGTCTTTTCATCTAACTGCTTAACTAAAAGTTCTAACCCTGTCATTTGTTGCCTTTCTCGGCTTTATTACTTCCTTTATTACTCTCCGCTATAGCTAATTGAGAGGCTATTTGTAGCTTTTGGGCATTGATTTGGTCTTTCGCTTTAACAATATCTATACCCATCTTTGTACCTTCTACCGTTTCTTTGCGGTCTGCGAGGTCTTTATCTTTAGCGATTTGGACACCTAATTTGTGTGATTCAAGCTCTAATTGCCCTTCTACACGCAATTTATCAATTAATAAACGCTCTCTTTCATTCTGAATATCGCTAGTATCTTTTGCGATTTTGCGTTGCAATTCTGCGGCTTTAATCTCCAATTCTTTAATCTGCATCTGGATAATTGGGTCTTCTGCCTGTTGCTGAGCTTCTTGTTGCGCTGCAGCAGCTTGGTTTTGTGTGAGTAATTGCTGAGAAGCTTGAGCTACTAAACGGGAAAGCTCCAACTCATACTCTTGTGGCAGAGACGCTTCATCATCGTCCATATCAACATAAGGTATCGGTCCACCAACTTGCTGTTCAATAAGTTGACGATATTTAAAGCCAAAATGTTCCGCAATATGAGCTTGCATCGCAGCGGTTATTTGCTGCGCCATGGGGTTCTGTCCTAGTATTGCCGCCGTAGTGGGGTCTTGCAAGAAGTTATTGTGAGCCATCAAATGCGCATCGTGGTCTTGATACATAAACGCTTTTAGCGGTTTATTGCGCATCGCATCCATGTTCTCCGAAACAGGATCGCGCGGTTTCTGGTCTTCCTGTAGCGGGATAAGCTTCTGGGCATTCCTGATCCCAAGGACGTCGAGCATCTGGCGGTGTAATTGCGGTAAGTTGTAGATCTGGGGCGCGCCTTGAGCCAGCTGGAGAACCGCTTGGTACTGAACGATCTTCTGCGCCATCGTCGCTGCATTAGGATCACTGACTGGAATAACGTCCACCATGTCATAGTCCGCTTTTTTGGCTCTTGGCGTACCTTCTTCTGGGGTATAGCTGTATTCATCTGGCGTATAGTCACGGATTATTTCCTTTAACAAGCGTAACTCTTGTTTCATCGAATAATGGACTCTTGACTGAACCGCACTCATCACCTTCAGGGTTCTCTCTAAAATTGCCAGAGTCGTCCCCACAGGAGCCTGTCCGCTCATATCACTAATCTTCATATCCCCTGCCGATGCAAAGCGTCTGCCTTCTTCAACAATGGTTCCAAGTAAACTATACAAAACCTGGCTAGGCTCTTTGTATGGCAAGGTCATTAAGTTGTCTTTGATTGCTCCGCTTGGTACGTCTACATCACGGAACTCTCCTGGACTTATCGGTGTGTCATCTCCTTTGACCCGCAAGCCACGGGTCTTAAAGCCACCTGGCAGATTTGATAATGTCCCTGCATCAACGAGTTGTCGGATAATACTAGTACTCGACTTAGCAAAGGCGCCAACCAAATGAATAAGCCCGAAGCAATAAAAACCAAAACCAGGCACATAGCCATAATGTACAAAGTGTTGCCTTTTTTGCTTGGTTTCATCTTCAGGTCTCCAGTTTCTGCGGATAGATAGAACAGTCTGCGTACCTTTTTCAATCGTTATAACATAAGGTAGTGCAATACCTGTCATCTCTCCGTCTTCATCCTTGTCCTCATAGCCAGGTAGATCAAGGTCTACGTGCATCTCTAATAACTTATAGCGGTCGTCCGATGTAGCTCTAAAGCCCATCTTCTCCGCAATCTTTTTCTCAACTTCATCCAAACTACCGCTGGGGGTGTCTAGTTCAACATCTCGGTAAAAGCCCGCAAACTGAAGCCGTTTAACTTCGTTCTCTGTCTTGCGCATAACATGGGTCACGCGTGGGGAGCTTTGTAAATTAGAAGCACCGTAAGGAACCACGATGTCTTCTGCTGGAATAAACATAGAAACTTGGCGCTCTAAATGTGGGTCGTAATACACTTTCTTAAACGCATTACCCGCCAAACCCAAGCCCCATATCATTCTTTCATGTTCAGGTCTGTATTCCTGCATCACATCTGTTAACTGATGATTCATGTCATCTTGGACACGCTGAGCCGCTTCTTTAATCTGTGGAGTCTCTTTACCGATAATCACAGTCTTTACTGGACCTGCTGAAGGGAAAGTCTCCATAATGGTCTCAGATTGAAACTTTACTAAAGCCTCGGAGAGCAATGGGTGATAGACTCCACAAGCACCTTCCCAAGGTTCTGTTCGGTCTTCCATCTTCATGCCGAGTAGCTCAAGTCCATCTACATAAGTCTGAATCCAATCTTTACGAGCCGAGATGTCGTCGTCAAAATCGCCTAATAAATCACCTACAATTTCAGTAAGCTCACCCTCACTCATATACTCCGCAAGGTTGGCGTCAAAATCATCGGCTGTTTCTTCTTCAGGCTCAATCTCAATCTCCATACCACCCATAGCGATTTTTACTGATTCTGGGTCTTCGATCTCGATCTCAATTGGGTCTTCTTCAACAATCGAATCTAATCCGACGGGGGCTTGATACAGGGCTTTATCTATCGACATAATCTATCCTTAGTAATACGCAGCTTTACGTCTGCCGTATTTATATAAAAAATCGTCTTCTGGTTCGTCACTGGGCAGGCGAATAAATCCACCCTGCCTAAATCTTAATAGGGCTAGTGTAGTGGAGTCTACCAAATCGTCGTTCGCTCCGCTAGGGAAATCATTACATTCTTCAATTACTTCCTTCGCCCACCGATGCTCTGGCGACCAGACAATCCCTGCTGAGAACAAATCTGATACAGCATTAACGCGAGAGATTTTGTCTTGACCTTTGCCAGGTGTGAATTCCCCGACTGGTACACCCATGCGCCGTAATTCCTGGTAGAGAGCCGCCCCATTGGACTTCTTTTCAACCATAAACGCATCTGGCTCCCACTCCTTATACTCTTCAAGTACAAGCTTTTTGAGGTCTGGGAACTCCAACCGTTTTTTAATGGAATTGAGTAGGATAATGTTGTAGTTGTTCGTTTCTTCGTTGAGAAACACCCCCCACGTTGTGAGCGCATTGTAATCCGCACGATTGTTTGCCTCCTGAGCTGCGTCTAAAGACATAATGACAAATTCGCACATGGGTGGGTCATCTTTTTCCCAAATTTGCCACCATTCCCGTTTAATTAAAGCGCCTTCTTCTGAGGTAGGTTGTTGTAGATACTGGGCATTCCAGTACCGCACATCCAAAGAAGCCTTCTTTGCTAATAACTCTTCAAGAGACCAGAATTCGGGCCAAAGCGGTTTACCTGAAGGCATAATCGCAGGAAAATCTACTATTTCCCAGTCTTCTGCATCCTCATTTTTGACCATATGATTGACAATTTGCCCTGTCAAATCAAGCTTTGACCAACGGGTCATCACGACAATAATAGCCCCGCCAGGCATAAGACGCTGAATAGGACCAGATTGAAACCACTCCCAAGCTGGTAGAAAAACGTCAGCTCTGCCCTGTTTAGCGTCTTGCTCAGAGTGAGGGTCGTCAATGATAAATAGATCTGCACCACGACCAGCCAAAGCACCACCAACACCAATAGCAAAGTATTCTCCATTGTAGTTAGTCCCCCATCTAGATGCCGATTTACTGTCGGCTTGCAGTTCTACCGCTGGAAATATTTCTTTATAAGAGTCTGAACCCACGAGATTCCTAACTCTACGACCGAAATTGACAGCAAGATCAGCCGTATGCGAAGCCATAATGACCTTCTTATGTGGATACTTACCCAAGAACCAGGCAGGAGCGAGGTAGGATATAAGTTCTGACTTACCATGACGCGGCGCAATGTTAACAACAACCCGCTTCTTCTTGCCTGCAGCGATTTCTTCAAAGATTCTAGCCAATTTCGCATGGTGTTCACCTACTTTATAGCCTGGATATACATGGTCAATAAACTCAAGGAAGTTTTCCTTGCCGTCTTTCTTAACAGTTTCAGATTTATAAGTCTTGAGTAGCTTTAAAGTCCGCCTTTTCTCGTCTGGCGGCATACCAGGGACCGCTTTTTCAATCTCTGCGATGTCTTCTTTAGTTAATTTACGCTGGGCGCTCATTTTTTAGGCTTGACTTCTCTAACTTCTACGTCAATTGCCTTACTTTTTAGACTAGAAAGCGTCTCAAATAGCTCTTTTTCGACCTCTTCGATGCTTTGTACCTTCATTGTGACCTCAGAACGCTTCTTAAATGCGTCAATTCCGTCTACTTCACCCAAATCCCGTAAGGCTCTGAGCCTATCTTTGGCATTTGAAGCATGTTCTACCTCATAAAGCAGCTTATTGACCACATACATCTTCATTTCAGCTAGGTCGTCCACAAGTTGCACGTTCATTTGGGACACCATACCTGCCAAATAAGCCAATGTCTCATTGGGATAGTTCTTAAACTCAGGTCTAGCCTTTGGATCATTCATCATTTGAGTGGCAATTTGTGTTGCCTGTGCCACATGCTCAGCAGTGGGATAAAGTGGGGTGTTGTTTAATTCGGCAAGTAATGTAATTGTCCTTGCTCTGGCGTCTAGCTCTTCTTTTGGAGACAGTTCTGGAAAGGCTTCGGTAGCGTTGGCTGGAAGCGGTACGTCCTCTTCTATATGAGGAATGATTATATTTTCCATCTACTCTCGGTCATCGTAAAACCCTAGATGTCTGAAGTGTACAACAAAATAATATTAGAGGAAACAAGTACCTTGAAAAAAGATGACGGGGGGTGTTTCTATAAACGAGATATATGTAAAGTCTTTTAGTGTTAATTAACGGGGGTGGGGGTTATGAATGTATGGGGGGAGGGTGTTATAGATGATGGGAAGGCTAGGTACGTCTTGCTGCCAATTCTTAGAGGAAATTCACCACTTATGACTCAGTAAATGTGGTTAGAGAAATGTTTAGGAGAGGAAAGGCTACGTACTTAATGCCGAGTGTATTTGGAAAAATGAGGAGTTATTTGTGTTCTTTATGGGGTGTGGGGTGAGCGGGTCCCATCTGAGCCAAATGGGGGGATGGGGGTAGGTGGGGTCGCGCCCAGCCAAATACTTTACAAATCCTATCAGCTAAGGCATAATTTAGTCATGGATCGAGATTGGCTTGATCCAGTAACCCAACAGGGAGATTCAAATGAAGAATACTTCATCAGCAGTACAGTTGTTAGACGAAGCCAAGGCAGACATTATCCGTAGCCGTAATAGCCTAGGCAATAATGCCAAGCAGTTGCAAGCAGTGCGCCGTCAGTTGACTCACATCATCAAGATGGTTTGCCCTGAACCTGTAGGTGATCGCTGGGATAGCGAAAAGTATTCGCTAGTGTGCAGAGTAGATGCTACCTACTGTCAGCCGTCACTTGCTTTTTATGTAGCAGGTCTAGACAGTTTTAAAGACGATCGTCTAGCTAGTATGTTGTGGTACTTCGCAACGTTGGATGGTAGCAGGGATGTTAGCTCTCATGACTATGCTGAGCTACTGAACCGTGTTTATCGGTTTCAGTTTGATGGGTTTAACGTCCGAGTAGATGCGACTGTAAAGTCAGACAGTCCTACATGCCGTAAAGTTGTAGTAAGCAGTGAGCTAGTCAAACAGGATAAGTACGCAATCCAGTGTGACTAAGTAGTAGCGTAGGGGGTGCGCTTCACCCCCATTTTAAATAGGGAGTTAATCATGCAATTAGTTTACGAAGATACTGGTAGCCCAGTAATACTTGGTGATGTAGTTAAAACCTTTCGTGGTGAGTTAGTAGTAGTTCAGGGCATCACACCACCACATAAGCCTAGTAGTACAGGCAGGGTATTTGTAAAGCCAATTAGCGAAGATATCGTTAATTCTTTTGGTAGTGTTTTATATGATCCACCATGTGCTGGGCAGGAATACTTTCCCTCAGTAATTGGCGCAGTGTGGGTTGAGCGTACTGACCAAGGCACATATACAGAACATGTAGATGAAGAGGGTAATCAGTACATCGTGTATGCAGACGGAAGTAAAGTGTCCCTCTGGTAAGTAGTAGCGTAGCGGGTGCGCTTCACCCGCATTTTAAATAGGGAGTTAAGATGAAATCATTTGCTGTTGTAACGTATCGCGTAGCGGGTATGCAAAATGTTCAAACAATTCGGTTTGACTTGAATGACCCAGTAAAGCGCAACGATTGGGATGTATTTATTGATTCGATCCGCGCCAAGCAGATCGGTGATGGTCCTGATGCTTATATCAGGGCTGGTGTTTGTGATTACTTTGCAACAAGCTTTGAATTGACGCAGTAACCTCAGCCCTGCCACTTCGGTGGTGGGGTTTGATACCAGTTATTTGTCTTCGAGCGTGTGCCTCGTGTGCGTGTGCGAGCTTGCAGACATTTCCTTAAATAAGGGTTCAACATAAGGTGAAATACTTTACAAATCCCATGGGATAACGCATAATTTAGCCATGCCTTGAGTGATGTCGATTACTTTCAATCTGCCACTCATTGCATAAATAGGGAGATAGTCATATGACTAAAACCAAGCTCGTTAATGCCCTTGAGCAAGGTGCTGTAATTGGTAACTCTAATAAACCCACTAGCTTGCCTGATTTAGGTTATAGGCATGGCGGGGTTTTGCAATCTGTTAAACAGTTAGCTACATGGGCGTTAGACCATGTAAAGGGTTTTCCTGATAATGTTAGCGACGAGGATATTTTGAGCATACGCTCTGGTTATAAGCGTAAACATTCAGAATTAAATCCCGCTATTCAGTATTGCATTATTGAGGATAAGTATATCAAGGTCAGCGATATGCAAATACAGGGTATTGAAATGCCTAAAAAGCCTGAGTTAAAAAATATCGGGGTGGATTATGCGTTTAGTTTTACCCAGCAACAAGCGGGCAAGATTAAAGAAACTCATTGCCCAGCATTGCATAAAATCGTTGCAGATATTCGCACCGATTGCAACAAGTATGAAACCACTACTTACAAAAAATTAGTAGCGGAGGGTAATAAAATCCTGAAAGAGCGTAATGGTGAAACTACTCAACGCAAAGGTAATTTAGCTTTCATGGAATGGCTCTATAACGATAAGGGGGTTTTTGATACCATGAAAACCCGTTGCAAAAATGCTAAGGCTAAGGGTGACGAATTTGCAGATGTCACTAAGTTAGACAAAGCAATACAGGCTTTCAACGCTGTATTTAAGAAGTAATCTAGATTGTTTTTGAGGGGGGAGGGCTTAGGCTCTCTCCCCTTTTTTTGTGTCCTGAAAATGAGACCAGTTATCTGTCCTCGCGCGCGCAATCAAGCGTGGCATCTAATATACATACCTTTGCTGACGCAACGCAAAACGCCAAGCCCATTCCTAGGCAAGCCCCTTATATAAGAGTTCAACAGGTGTTGAAGTGCCTCATCTTGTAGACAATGTATTGGCGAAGTCGTTCTGGAACAAAGCGTGGCTGGAACAAAGTTTGGAACAAGAAAAGCCGTGCAAAATCAAGTAGTTACGGTGTTTTGTTCCAGTGTTCCAGTGTTCTGACCAAGAAATGTGGTTTGGGAAAGTGAAAATAAAATTGGTCAGGTCGTTTCCTTAATTTTGCGAGTGCAAAGCAAAAACCCACTTTTCCCACCATACCCTCAGAACACCCAGAACATTGGAACAAATCTCTTTTCGCCCCCTATTATTATTATTATATTATATATATTATATATACAAAACAAGGACTTACAGAGTTCCCCTCACCACGCAAAAACCTTGTTCCAGTTCCATTCGTAAAGTTAACGACATCAGAACATCAGAACACGAGGAATATCAAATACTTACACCGCTAAAAACTGGCATCTTGCCTAATATCAGCAAGAAGACCCTCCTAAAAAAGTCAGATAGAAGCCTATTATATGTAAAGTATGTGGTATAATGATTACTGGAGAGGCGCACAAAATAGAAGCCAATCCAAGCGGTCGGAACAATTCCTTAAATAAGAGTTCAACGACTATTGAAATCAATCATAACGGGAGGTGTGATATGGGCAGAGTGAAACAACTCTTCAACGAGTATTGGGAAGAAAACCTAGCCAAGATGGAAAAGCATCAACGGCAGTTAGAACTAGACTTGGCGCAGGATAACCTGAAGGCTGAGGAATGGGCGCAACACGAGAAGGACTTCAATGCGTGGCTTGACGCATACGAGAAGTCGTTTGGCAAACAGGGAGGTGAGTCATGAATCTTGAAGAGATGGAGCAAATGGCACTAGCTACGGATTGGCAAGGTTTACCCAAAGCTATAACCAAAGAAGACTTAACTTACATCTTGAGTATTGTGTCGCACTTTTATATGGACTCATCAAGCGTCACTCAGCGCAAGAAGGCGATGACAATTATGCAAAAACTACAACGGGAGATAAACCATGATTGATGAGACTTTTACCCCACAGTGCAAGCTATGTGGTGATACCTACGACGCTAAGAGATTAGCCATTGGCTATGCGGTGTGTCTGCCTTGTGGTGATGAGATTGCTGACATGGCTAACAAGAAGCGAACCATAGCACCTATGCACAAGTCGAACTATATGTTGATTACGGATAGGGCTGACTTGATTGGATTAAACAACAAGGGAGGGTTGGTTAAATGATGACCAAGGAAGAACTAGAAGCATTGGACACCTTGCTTTTATATATAACGAATGATGGGTGGAAGTATAAGGATAGCGAAAAGCTGACTGATATTCTCTATGACTATGTATGGGGTTTGTATTCAACAGGGAGTGAACCAAAATGAAATGGATTGACCCACGAGTAGACCACAAGTATTGTAGGAAGAACCGAGGGGGGCAGACACTACGCAAACCTATCCCTTGGTTTACTAGGAGGACAGCTCATGGGAGATAAAGCATGGGCTGTAGTTTTATTTGTTTTACTGATGATATTCATGATTAACTTAATTGGAGGTTTGGTATGAGCAAGAAAGACCTAGACATCACCGAGTTTTATAAGACTTCTTTGAAGAGAGAACTGCAAATTCTCAAGGAAGCAGTAGAAGCCCACAAGCGTGGCGACAAGCAAGGCATGGCTGATAAGTTCAATGAACTATGTGAAGTGCAAGAACAAGTAATGTGGGAGGAAGCAAGGTATGAGACGGAAGAAGCTATCTACAATGCCCGACGAAATGCGGAAAGAACGATTCAAAGTAGAAATCAACAGGGCATTTCAGGAAGCGACAGTATCGACCCATCAAAAAAGCAAGAGGGGTAATATGGGCTATCGTTCAACAGTTGCTTACACCATAAGGTTTACTGCGTTACCTAGCCCACAAGAAGCAGAAGGGGGTGAGTTCCCTAGCGACCAAGAAATACAGTCGGCTAAGGGGTCATTCTATACATTCTTAGCTGACGCAAAGGTTAAGTTCCCCTCAGCAATCTCGGATTCAGAGATGAAGGTAGACGAGGATAACCTTGCGTTGAACTTCTTCGCTGAAGATGTGAAGTGGTATGAGGACTATGACGATGTGAAGTGCCATATGGCTTTGTTGCAGTTAGCCCAAGATTGGGCTGAGAACACAGATGAAAAGAATGGAGAGACCAAAGGCAACAAGCATATAGGAGGTATCTTTGTTCGCATCGGTGAAGAGACCAACGACATCACTGAAGAGTATTTTGGTGAACATGATTGGGATTGGATTGGCATCTATCGTGGAGTTAACTGCGATTGGATGTAATAAAAAAGATGTATAAAGTCCTATGATATGTAAAGTATGTGGTATAATATGTTTGTTGGGAGTGAAGATGTTTAAGTCGTATCAGTAAGCAGTTAAGCCGAACCGTTATATAACAGTTCAACAGTTATTGAAGTCAATCCTTAGTGAGGTGAAATATGAGTGTTATTCAGTTAGAAAGTCCGAACCATGTCATTAGTCTTGCGACATCGGCAGTCTTGGTCAATGCAGAAGTAAGCGTTTGGTCAGCGACAAAGCAAGATAGAGTTATCTCTAACGAGGTAACAACGGCTAAAAAGGCCGACCATTCAGCAGGGCGGTATGTAAAGAATCTCTTAGCTGATGACCCAACCCATAAGCAACTGCTCAATTATAGACAGACCGTTTATAACTGGCTTCGTAGGTCAACTTACGATTGGAATGGGTCATTGCGGTTGTTGCCTGTTGTGAATTTGCCAAAGTTCAAAACAGAGTTTCAACACCATGAGAAGGCTTACTTTGCGTTGCGTGATGCGTTCTTGGCTAAGTATCCCCAAATTGTTTCTAACATGGCGTTCAAGCAAGGGGATATGTTTGACCGAGGGGAGTATCCATCGGTAGACCAAATCAAGGACAAGTTCCGCATCAGGTTGTATGTGGCAGAAGTTCCACAGTCGGACTATCGCTGTGCCATAGCGCAGGACTTGGCTGAGGACTTAAAAACTACATACCAAAAGCAAGTCAATGATGAGATTGTTCCACAAGTCATGGCTGATATTGCTAATCAGTTCATGGAGGTCATGGAGTCAATTAGTCATTGTTGTGGTGTTGACGAGATTAGCAGTTCAACAGATGGAGAAGTCAAAACCAAAAAGCGTAAGATTTATGAGACCACAGTCGATAAGGCTAAGGACTTGTGCGAGACCTTCAGGTCGTTCAATCTTACGAATGACGAAGAGTTAGCCAAAGCGTCTGTATCGTTGGAGAGAGTCTTAAGCGGTGTATCTGCTGAGGATATTCGAGAAAGCGATGCGGTGCGTGAAAGCGTGAAGCAAGGGGTGGATGACATCCTATCGAAGTTCGGTGCATTTCAATCAATCTAAACTTAAACAAGGGAGAATTACATGAAACTTAATCTAAACGAAACAATGTCCATTGACGAATTGCGTAAAGCGATTCCTATCATTGGTAAGAGTCTTACTCCAGTAATTATTAGTGAGCCTGGGGTAGGTAAGACTAGCCTACTGAATATGCTAGAGGAGGACTTGGGGACTGCGGAGTATGACTTTATCTATGTGGACTGTCCTGTCAAAGACATGTCGGACATTGGTATGGTTATTCCTAACCATGAGACAAGAACCTTGGAATACTATGTGTCGAGTCTGTTCAAGCTAGGCAACGGCAAGAAGAAAGTCATCTGCCTTGACGAGTTGATGAAAGCACCAAAGCTATTACAGATTATCTTTACTCGTATGATGCTAGAAAGAATGGTAGGCGATGAGCCGTTACCCAAGGGGTCTATCATCTTTGCAACATCTAATAATGCAACAGATGGTGTCGGTGACTCTATGCTCGCCCATGCAGGGAATCGTGTGTGTAAGATTGAGATGTCTAAACCTAGCCCGAAAGAGTGGTTGTTGTGGGCATCGGAGAATGGTATCCATCGTTCAATCCGTTCTTGCGTAGCTATGCACCCGAATTGGTTAGCGTCTTATCGTAGCGGAGACCAAGAGGAGAATACTGTAATCTTTAATCCAAAGAGAGCAGGGAATCAGTTCGTATCCCCTCGGTCGTTAGCTAAGAGTTCAGTCATCG